TAATTCAGATATGGGTCATGGTTATCGTACAATGATGGGTGCTAATTCTGTTACAGAAGCAGGTATGTTTGGTTCAGTAGACGAGGATGGTAATATAGCAGGGCGACCTATCGCTAGAGAATTGTGCGGTGGATTCTTAGGCTTTGAAGAGTTTAGTAGTATGTCTGATGCGTCTAAAAAAGACCACAGCCTAGATATGAAAAACCAATTACTTACATCACTAGATAATGGTAGAGTCAACAAAGCCATGAGAAACGGTTGGGTAAATTACACTACACGCTACACAGTTTGGGCGGGAACACAACCTGCTAGGTTTGAATTGGAGTCCGGTCTTGACAGAAGATTCTTTATCATTGATATTGAGATGACACCCGAAAAGGAACAGGCATACAAGAGAGCGCAACACGCACAAGCAAATATGCAGATAGAGGAAAGGTCATCCCTAGCCAATCTCAATATTGAAATTAAGGATTGGATTAGAACGAGACAGGTATATGCTACACGCAACCCACCGACAGGTGTTTTGTTTGACGATGAAGTGGCTGAATGGATTAACAGACCAGATGTACGTTCTTTTGAGGCAGATTTATTTCGTAGATTATGTATAGGTTATCACATGATGCAGCCTACTTATGTTGGTGGACAACCACTAATAATTACTCTTGACGATACTCTTAGGGGAATACTAAATCAATCACTAGAGATGAGAAGAAGAGTAATGGATGCAGACCTTGAGTTAATCAAGAGTACGTTTTGGATGAAGGATATATCTAAATCAGTATTGTTGAAAGAGGTTTCCAAGATGGTTACTGCGGGCGATTATCAATCGGCTAAGAGGTGGGTTACAGAAAACCTAGAAGGTCAATCATGGTACGGTGAATACGCACCTAACGTCAAGAGGCGTGGTAGAAAGGGTGTTACCTGTCGTATCGGTACACAACGTCTTGAATCAGATGAAGAAGAACAAAAGTGGGGTATATAGATGAGGACAGCAAGAGAAATACAACAAAGACTACACGGTGAAAATGATGCCTTTGCTATCGAGGTTCTTAGGTGGGTTTTAGATGGTGGCTGTCCTATGTGCGACCACAAATCCAAGAAGGACTACGAATTAGGTATAATGAATGAAGAGTTTAGTGCTACATTCTTAGAAGTAAGGCATAATTGGAATGAAGGTACAGTTATGAATCACATGGATAATCATATAGAGTTTGATGCTTTACAGGCGAAGAACATGGAAGAAGATAGACAACAAACTATCTCTACATTAGATGCAGCAGAAGATATTGTTATTAGGATTCAGAATTACTTAAACGAATTAGAAGTGCAGAAAGAAGCAGCAGGTGGTATATCATCCGAGTTTGTTAGTGATGCGGCAAAACTAATTGGACAGGCTAATTCTTCTTTGAAATTGGTAGGCCAATTGAAAAAGGAAATAGGCGTAGATTCGCAGTTGATGTTGGCTCAAGCACAGGTCAATGATATGTCGAGAATATTGATAGAGGTATTAGGTTCTCACCCACAATTGCTAGACCAAGTAGAATTGAAAATGGCTTTGTTGAAAGAACCTTCGGTGATTATAGATGGCTAAGAAATGGCGAAACGAACCTGCTAGAAGGTTAATCAATAGAGCAATCTATGAAAAGGATTTACCTAATTTGATTGAAGCCATGAAAGAAGATAATCTTACGGCAAATATAACTCACAACGGTATAGAATGGTATCATGCAGATTATAGGATAACTAAGACTTCTATAATGGAAGTTTGGGGTCTAACCGCAGGACAAATGGAACGTGTGCAGAATTATGTTTATGGGCATGACCCATTCTAACTTTATATAGTAGTATTTGAAAAAAATTGTAGCAAAAAATTATGGTGAGCCTATGGGTATAGTGATATTTACAGATGATGACAGTAAGTTTATGGAATCTAAATACATTATGATGATAGGTGAAATTGATACACCGCCTACCGATAAAGATACCACATATATTCTACGAAGTAATAAGTTTAAGGAAAAAGATGTACTAGAATGGTTGCCTATGATAACAAACCGACTTGTAGTTTGTTGTGATAAACCACCTAAGATAACTAACAAAAGTGAGGACTATGTTATTGTATCTGATTCTCTTAAGATTAAGGGTAAAAGTAATCACTACTCTCCTATAAATGCCTTGCTAACATGGAAGGACAGAAGAAGAGTCAATGCGATATTTAGTAAAACCCCTTTGCCTTTGGCTAAGGCATTCTTGAAAGAAAATGACGTAGACATTACAGTATGGCGTAAATTAGCCAAAACTGCTATGTTTTTACCGGAAAAGTATGTAAGGGCAATAATGGTTTATGGTATAGAACCTGCTCATAAAAAAACTAAGTTTCCTAAGAAGAAAAAACAGCAATACCAACACGAACAAACCCGTTCAAGTGATAAGCATATAGAGGTCATAGTAAAAAACTCTATAACCGTAAGTAATCGTATTAAGGAACAAGGCGGAAACGTACCTAAAGGTATGAAGAAGTCTAAGGGCTTGATACAAGAATGGTTGTGATGTTTATGTTGGGTATTTTGAAACTGTTATTTATGTTGCTGATTTTTTATATTACGTTTTCTTTAGTAGAAAAACTACTACCACCTAATCGTGTAAATATAGACGAAAGTGATATACAATTAGGTGTGAGTACAGAAAATGACGGGTTTTTTATGGCTGCTATGTATCAAGATATGGGGAATGATTTATAAGCACTATGAGGCTTACATTTATACATGAGTGCTAATAACAAAAGGGTCAGACGAATTATCGTGGACATTTTGTGGGAGTACGGTGCTATGACGAAAGAGGGGATGGCTGCTATGTTAAGTAAGACAAAAAACATTAGAACCGTACCTTCACCACACAGTCTTTCGGCTTTGTTAAGTAAGAATCCACAGATTGTACAAGTAGGTTCTACTAAAGTAGAAAATGCGATAGGTACATCAGCAAATCATTTAGTATATGACATTAATAGAAAAATAATACACACAAAGGAAGATATTATGCTTACAAGAAGTCCGACAGTTATGACTCCGGCACAGATGCAAGAAGCACAACAATGTTCTTGTGGTAAGATAAGAATATTTCCCCCAAATGAAACTCAATGTTTGCATTGTGTTAGGAAAGTATAATAATAAAACACTAGAGGTATGACTATGCAGGGAATAGAAATGGATGACTTATCCACTATCATAGCAAGTGTCTTTAATGTTGAGAAACCGATAGATTTAGGGGAAATATTAACCACACAAAATATGAACGAGGCTCAATACATGAGGTTTGTTCTTTGTCTCGCTACCGATGTAGATTACGAATTAGGGGATGACGAAGTAATAGATGATATGATTAATACTCTTCCCGAAAAAGTAAGTACAGAATACCTAAAAGGTATTATGGTAGGATTACTTCTATCCCTAGAAGCAGAAGCGAGAACAGGCGGCCAATTAGGTTTCAGACCTGCACACGCAGAAATTATGAGTTTATTCCAATCAGCAGAAGCGTTAATTTATGAGAGACAGGTGTAAATATGACGCTTGCGATACATAACATAAAGTATATAACCGTAGAAAAATGAGGTAATAATATGGGAGAAACAGACTGCGACCCTAACCACCATGAGTTTGACTTTGTTAGAATCAAGGGTAGTATGAGGGGAGATAGAATGTTAGTATATGGTACTTGTAGAGTATGTGGGATGCAAACAGCATTACACGGCACTATGGGTCTTTATTAAATCTCAAGTTGGCGAGGCTAGATAAACAGGTGCTAGTCCAAAACCATAACCGATATGCACAGATAGTTGCAGACCAATTGGATTAAAGGAAGGAGTAAAGACACGAAGATTAAGAGTCTCACGTTCTGATAAACGAGCCTTGAAACATAACGGAGAGCCGTTCTGATAATACATAGAGCATTAACAAGTTGGATAAGCCAATAAAAAACTAAGGAGAAAATAACATGACAATATGGGCTACTCAATACAGACCTACTCTTAGTGAGATAGTAGGCCAAAACGAAGTTATTAATGAGATAACTTCTTTACAACACTTTATCTTTTATAGCCCACAAGCAGGTACAGGCAAAACTAGCCTTGCTTTGGCTATGGCTAAGGATTTGGGTTGGCCTATTCATGTATTCAATGCTAGTAGTAAAAAGACTAGAGGTATTGATTTCGTAGAAGAAGAGTTATTACCCATGTCTAGGACAGGCAACACAAACCAATTCTTTCTTCTCGATGAAGCAGACCAATTAACACCTGCCGCACAATCAGCATTAAAGGGTGTTATAGAAAACTCACAGGGTTATTTTATCCTTACTTGTAATGATTTGAGTAAGGTTAGCAAGTGGCTACAATCTAGGTGTAGAGTTTTAAGGTTCAATCCAATTTCTAAGGAACACATAGTAAAAAGATTATCTATGATAGCAGGTAAAACAGGTACGGTTATTACAGAAGGTCAATTGAATCTGATTGCTGATGCACATGAAGGAGACTTAAGAAATAGTATCAATGCTTTACAGGCATTTTCTGTTCACCCCGAACCGGAAGGGTTCATCAACGGCCTTGTTTCACAGGGTCTTGACGCTAAACATTTTCTCACGTTATGTTTCCGTGAGAATGATTATAATTTAGCCTTAAAAGAAACATACGGAATACCGCCTAGAGAAGTGGTAAAAACAGTATTCGACTACGCTATTACATCTACCGCAAAAGTAGATAGTATAATGCGTATCGTAGATGCCGCAGCAATAACCGAAAGGGATTTGATACACGGTGTCGAGGAAAATATAGCCATAGCAAACTTTGTCCGTTTGTGTATGGAAGGATATACAAAAACTTTATATCCGTAAGAAAATAGGACTAGAAATACAAACAGAGGAAACCAATATGGATGACACGATGATAAATAATGTAGCAAAAACAGTAAATGTGGCCGCAGATACCCTGCGTAGTAAGGCTGAATCAGTCTTAGCAGAACAGGGTGCGGCTTGGAAAAACGCAGGTAAGTCTGATGACGACTGCGGTATTCTTGCACTAAGAGTAGCAGCAAGAATGATTAGTACGGAAAATGCGAGACTATCTCGTTCCGGCGCAACAAAGTATGAAGGTATGTTCATTTCAGTACCACGCCCTAAAGAATGGGGTAAAATACTATACAATAAAATGTCCGGTCAATTAAAAACCGCTACAGAAGATGTACGAAACGTATTGGTTGAATCCGGTGCGGTTGTTCTCTTTGAGAATAACCATGATGGTACTTATACAAGACACGCTAGAGAAGATTTCTACGGTGTAGAGACTGCTGACGTATCAGAATTACCACGACATACACAAAAACTAGATGAGAATACACACTTCTTCGTAGTATGGGATAAGAATAACAAGACTTTCCCATCCGGTGATGCTAACTTTAAGTATGGCCGACCTAGACCACAAGACGAAAGAGAAAGGACTTCTCTATTCTTTGGTCGCAAACAAGGTACTAATGATGAGTTAAAACTACTTACTGTTAAGGCAACACAAAAAGGTGCAGATGTGCAATACCCTACTTTTACGACAGGTACTATTGCATTAAGACCTGCTGCTAACGGTACTACTGCTTACGCTAAGGATGGAGTTTCCATCTTTGTATCTGACCCATCTTTATCAAGTATCTTTTCAGCAGACCCATTGACACTTGTACCACAGATTATCGGTCAAGAGAATATGATTTCCGGTTTGGACAAACTAGGACAATACTACGACACACATAATGGAAATGCAGGTTGGTGGGATAGAACCCTCGCTACTGTAGCAGAAGTTATACACATAGACCCTAGAGATAATGGCGGATATGTTCTAGTATGTGCTGATTTAGATATTTCTTCTACGGCAGCAACCGTAGATGTTTATATTCCAAGTGAACAAGATTCACTTGTGGACTTCGCTGTTGGTACTAAAGTACTACTTCACGGTCAGGCATGGCGAACAAAAGAAGGAGAGGACAGAATGTCTATCTCCGGTTGGTATGCCTTTGACAGAATAGCAGTCATGGATGAAGTAGTTTCTACTAACGATGGGTGGGATGAGTGAAGGCATTCGGTCATTACGTCTTTCTCCATAACACCATACAGGAAACTGTCGGTGGACTCATTCTTGAAGGCCATCTACAAGTCCTATCCGTAGGCGGTTTAGTACCTCTTCACATAGAAGAGGGCTATTCCGTCATGGTGGATGACACAAAGGTTATTCCTTTTGACAATGAAGTTAGTGCTATACATTGGGAACACATACTAGGATATTATTGAGGTATAAATATGGAAAATATATTACATGGAGAAGAAGCAAGAGACAAATTACTCTTAGGGGTAAACAAAGTCGCTAATGCAATCAAAGGTACATTAGGTGCAAATGCAGGTACAGTAATAATACAGAACCCTGCGGGGCTACCTTTAATCCTTAATGATGGTGTATCTATCACTAAGTCTATTACCGACCCCGACCCTTATATTCAGATGGGAATTAATCTCATGCAGGAAGTCGCTCACGAAGCACAAAGTAAATCGGGAGATGGTACTACTACTGCTACTATCTTAGCACAGGCATTATGTAATACGATGGCTGATGATGATACAGATAATATTAAGATAAAAGAAACTCTTACTACTATGTGTAAGTATATAGTAGATGAATTAAAAGAGATGGCTACTGATGTTAATACTGATGACTTATTAGATGTATGTATTGTAGCATCTAATAATGATGTAGAATTAGGTAGATTGATACACCAAGCACTTTTGGCTGTAGGTGAAGAAGGTAATGTGATAATAGAAAGCAATTCTGATAGCACTACTACGTGGTCTTTAACCGAAGGACTTGTTATGGATAGTGGGTATGTAAATAAACTGATGGCTAATGCAGATAGAGAGAAGTGTATTTACGATAATGCCTCTATACTTTTAACGCAAGAAAAAATAGAGACTTTCAATCATATAGTCCCTGCACTAGAATTATCTATGAAAGCAGGTAAGCCTTTAGTGATAGTTTGCCATGATTATAACCCAAGCATACTACCTAACTTACTTGTTAATATTATGCAAGGTAAATTAAATGTCTGTATAGTTAAGACGGCAGGTTTCGGTGATACTCAAGACCATTGGCTTCAAGATATAGAAGCGAAATGTGGTGGTAAAGTATTCAATTCATTTGACAGTATTATTAAGGTAAAAGAAAATGAGTTAGGTATTTGTGATAAAGTAGAGATAACTTCTACTACATCTACATTCATTAAAGACGGTGTTGATGAGGATTACATAGGTAATCTTACCTCAATACTAACTCAAGTAGAAACTGATTTTGAGCGTGAGATAGTAGAGAATAGAATTGCTAGACTCACTTCGGGTATCGCATCTATTAAAGTAGGTGGGATTACCGACATAGAACAAAGAGAACGTAGAGAACGTGTAGACGATGCTGTCAATGCCGCCACTCTTGCTAGAAAGCAGGGAGTGGTATGTGGTGGTGGTGTAGCACTTAAGGATATTTGGTGGAAAACTCTACCACTACATGATAAGATGGATGGTAAAATATACTTTGATGCAATCCTAGCACCTATCAAACAGATTTTATCTAATAGCGGTGAGCCTATGAAAAATCTTGCTTACGTTAAATCAAAAGGCGAAGGTTATAACGCAGTTTCAAGAAAATATCAAAACTTGAGATTTCATGGTATTATTGACCCTGTTGGTGTAAGTATCAACGCTGTCGAATCCGCTTTCTCTATCGCTATACTACTACTTACTACTGATTGTGCTATAATTGCACCACAGGAGTAAACTATATAACCGTAAGAAAATGAGGTATTAATATGACATGGGGAACACAAGCACCACAAACAACTAAGACGACAGAAGCACCACAAGGAGTGGTGTATAACGAAGAATACTACCGTAATATCTTTAAGAATAACAAATCACAATCTGTTGATTTGCGTATGGGATTGGTAGGTTGGGAAAACACCGCTAAGACAGGACTAGCACTATCTATGATGGATGCAGAAATCAGAGCAGGTAAAAAGGTAGCAGTATTTGATGTAGATAATTCAGCAAAGTCTACCGTAGATTATATCTACCCCGATGCAGAAAATATTATGGTAATACCACTACATGATGAAACAGATGATTCTATCTTTGATGCAGATAACAATGTAGATTACAAAGCATTGGTTGATAAGACTAATTGGTTTGTTAATATTCTAGCAGAAGAGGTAGCAGCCAACCCTGATGATTGGGCGGGCGTAGTATTCGATGGTGGTTCAACGTTCCTAAAATGGTGTGAACACGCTATGAGAGCATCACTACTAAGTCGTGGTATCATTGAAACAGAAGATGGTACTTTTAACCAAAAAGAATGGCGAGAACGTAATCGTATGAACAGAAATGTTCTAACTAGGATTCACGCTTTACCTGTACCTAAAGTATTCTTTACCTTCCACCTAAAACCTGTACAGCAGTATATGGATGACGGCACAGGTAAGAAAGTACTAATGACAGTCGGTGATAGACCCGATTGGGATAAAGGTACTATGCGTAAGTTTTCGCAACAGATTTTCCTAAATAGATACATGAAAAAGGCAGACGTAGCCGCAGGTGTTAAGGGCGATAAAACCTTAGCCGATGGTGAGTGGGCTATCAAAGGTACTATTGAGGAAATGAAAGGTAAGAACATGGAGTATGTAGGTACAACACATACTATTTTGACGGTGAAAAGCGGGAAGGTAGAGTGGACAGGACTACCTTTCTTGAATGAGTGAGGTGATAATATGCAATCTATCGTAGATACACAATCGTTGATATGGTTGCTAAGGTGTACACAACGTAGACAAACCATTTCCGGTAAAAATATACCACAAGTTTCGGCTTGTATGTTGAATGCCGTAGGTGGTAGAATGTCTACTTGTTCTCTCACTAAAGATGGTGTATCATCTGTAGGTATCTTCTCGATACCATCTACAGGAGAAGCCAAAATACCTGTTAGCGACATAGAGACTATGTTGGGAATACTAAAGTATCATGGAAATGCTTTGACCTTAACTTATGATAATGATAAGTTAAAACTAAAGTCTAAGTACAAGCAAACAACGCTTACTGCTTCCGAGAATGCTTTGGCTTTCCCACATAGTCCTACCACATTGAATGAGTGGTCTAATACATCAATAACATTTGCCGCAAAACTAAATGTAGGTAATGAAATAGGGTATACTATGAATGATGGTAGTATCTTACAACCTGCTTGTTCTTGGGAATCAATAGATGCAGTACGTTTATTTGAAGCAGTTAGGTGTGATGAAATGAACGGACAAAAATTAAACACATTCACTTTTAAGGGAGATGAAAACGGACTTAGTGTTGTCGTTGGTAAGGAATTAAAAGGTAGAACAGAATATGAGTTGGATAGGAGAAGCACACAATGGCCTTTTACGGCTACCTATCAAGGTGGTTTCAATAATCTATTTGCTAACATTAACGGTAAAATAAACTTATACTTTTTTGATTTTACACAATGGGAACAAGGCGTTAAGTTGCTTATAACTTTAGGTGATGGAGACTTTATTTTCCAATCAGCACTACTAGGAGATGAATATATATGATTATAACTTTAGATGTGAAGGCATATCCGGTATCTGATGATGTAGATTACCCTACATGGTACACTATACCTTACTTCGATGTTTGCGTACCCAACCCCGAAACAGAATCGGATGGTCTTACTACATTTACATTTAAGGGTAAAAATGGCGAAAATTATGTAGCATCCATAAAGGTTAGACAGGAATTAGACCCATTGTACCGTGATAGAATATGGCTAGATAAAGAATACACCGAGATGGAAAGAAGTATGGCCGACATAGCAGACCAATTCGGTATTACACCTGCCGCTATCAATCAATGGTTGAATAAATACGATATACCTACAAGAAGTAGGGGTAGAAACCATGAGTAATTGTGAACATTGTGGTAAACCTTTAGTGCCTATTGGTACATCTCGTAAAAATGGGAAGGCAACACACAATGATTGGGGTACACGTAGACTACACAAGAAATGTTGGATGGAATTAAAAGATTATAACCGTAAGATTAGGTGGAATAGTTATGATAGTAGAGCAAGGCAAAGGTAGAGAAGTATTGGTGAGGTATAGAGATGCACAAGGTAATAGAAAAACCGAGTCAATCAAAGGCCACTATCCGTACTGTTTTATTGAGACTGATAATGCCCCTTATGTAGAAGATTGTATAAGAAAAGAAGATGGTTATACAGGTCTTTATGGGGAAGATTTAACTAAGATTGTTGTTTCGCATAACTCGGAGTTGAGGAATCTATCTTATTACGGGACAACGTGGGAAGCAAATGTACCTTATGTTAATCGTGTACTTATAGATAGGCTAAAAGAAAAAGATAACAAACCTTTTGAAAATTATAAACATAGGACTTGGTATCTTGATTGTGAATGGTCGCCCGCAACAAACCAAATGAGGGTGATAGTAGTTTATGATAATTTTACCGAAAATGAATATGTATGGTTTGTATGCCCTTCTATTAAAGAAGAAGGTTTGGCTGATGGCGAGCCTAAAAGGTTCGATACATACGGTGATTACGAATACCCTACCCCTGCACTCGGATTTGGTAGTGAAAGGGATATGCTTATTCATTTCTTGCGACACATGAAGAGACAAGACCCTGATATTATCACAGGATGGTATGTCGTTGGGGCTGACATTAGAACAATAGTAGAGAGAAGTAGGGCTTGCGGTCTTAATCCCGCCACACTATCTCCTATGAGAAGAATTAGATACAAGTTTGGTGATTGGGAACAACCAATCGTAGGTAGAAACTGTATAGATTTGATGATAGCGTTCTCTAAAATATGGGAATTGAAAAACGGTAAATTACCGTCTTACAAGTTAGACGATGTTGCTAACGAAGTTTTGGGGGAAAAGAAAATTGAATTACCCGATGGACACGATACTTATTATTCAGACCTTCCATTGTATGTACATTATTGTAGACAAGACGTAAGGTTACTACCTAGACTTGACTTAAAAGTAAATGCTTTAGATTACTATACTGCATTACAACACGTTGTTCAATGCGACCTGCGTTCCACACCTTTTATCACTAAGATGTTCACAAGTTTAGCGTTGAAGGATGAAAAGTTTGATAAGAGAATACCTACACAACCACAGTTTCCTTACACACCTTATGACGGGGCTAACGTCTTAGAACCCGAAGTAGGTGTATATGAAAACGTAGGTATCTTAGATATAAAGGCTATGTATCACAGTAACGTACACAAGTATGGTATATCTTGGGACACACTAGACCCCGAAGGCGAGGATTGTGGTAACGGTAGTAAGTTTAACGTAAAAGAAAAAGGTTTATTGTGTAGGTTGATGGATGATATGACTTATCTACGGAATGAAAACAAACTTAAGATGATGATGAGTGACACACTAGAGAAGAAAAACAAATGGGATATAATGCAGTTTGCTTGTAAGTCTCTTGTGGCATCTATGTATGGTGTAGCAGGTGATTCTAAGTATGGTTTTTATCATCCCGAAGTAGCATCTGCTATAACATATACATCAAGGAATACTCTTGAGGAATTAATGTATCACGCAGAGGATATAGGCTTCAAGGTCTACTACGGGCATACAGATTCTATATTCTGTAACATAGATAACCCCGAAGATGGTGTTAAGGCACTAGAAAAAATAAACCAAGAAATGTCTCCGATAGAAACCGAGTTTGAAAAGTGGTGTCCTAGTATGTTAATTATGGCTAAGAATAGATATGCGGGAAAAGTAACTTGGACTGATGGTTCTTACCATGACCCCAAGACTTATGTTAAGGGCATCGAATTAAAACAGTCGAGAATGCCTAGCGTTATGAAATTGTGTATGAATACAGTTATTGATGGGATATTAGATGGTACAGACCAAAAACAAATCACACAAAGTATATCCTCTCTTGTTGATGATGTAGTTAAGGGAAAAGTAGACCCCTCTGACCTATGTATGAAGGGTAAACTAGAAAGAAACCTAGATGATTATAAGGTACTATCGGGTTCTTCCGCAGGTGCGGCTTGGGCTAACGAATATCTAGGTAAAGGATATAGAAAGGGTTCATTCTTCAAAGTTACCATAAATGAAAATGGTAAATACATAGCATTCGATGACCCGTCTGATATAGACGGTGTAACAAAAATAGGTAATAAGATTCTTGCACAAAGATTTATCTTAAATAAAATAGAGCCTTATTACAATTTAGCCCAATGGGATATTCAACCTATACATAACTCTTTAGAAGGTATGAGTGGGATGAAGTGGTTATAGATAACTATATAACCGTAGGAAAAGGAGAGGTAAATAATGTCTAACGCAAGCGATATAAGAGAATTACAACAGAAACAAGAACAATTGACACAGGGTGTAGTAAATGCCTTTGAACAGGTTAGTTTTGATTATGCAAAACTACAAACGATGTTCTTCGCACTACTACAGGACTTAGGTAAAACAGATACTCTGTCTTGCTCGGAATGTGATGAAGAAGTTATGAGGCCATTATTGTCTCAATTACCTGTAGAAAGTACCTGCCCTATGTGTGGTGGTGGTTTAGTCCATGATACTTCACAAACTACTGTTGATGATTGGGATAACGGCACAACAGAAGAAGAGTGATTATATGAAAGCGACACAAGAGCAGAGTATTGATTCTTCATACAGACCTACAGAAAAGAAATGGCTGAGAATAAGTAAATCATCTTTGATGACATACATGATGTGTCCTAGACAATTTTATTGGCGGTATATAGCGGATATACCTAGCCCACCACCTAGTGAGGCCGCCATTCGTGGTGGTAAAATACACAAGGTAATGGAGATAGGTCTACTAGAAGGCTCTGATAAAATAATGAGTGCTGCTATAGAAGAAGGCGTAGATGATGATGTAGGGGTGGATAGCCTCAATATGTTATTACATCAGATAGCACATGACATGGGCGGCTTCGATATAGTAGAGGCAGAAGTTAAGCATCAAGTAGCAGAAGAATACAACGGCTACAATATTATTTGGGTTGGTATGATTGACGGTGTTATTAGACACCCCGATGGTGGTTTAATTCTCATGGAATTGAAAACAGGTAAAATGAATATGGGTAAACTAGGTAGGACTAGAAAGGAATTGGTCTACTACTCTAGGCTTTTGAGTAAACTAGGGTACGATGAACCTATAACACATTTTATGTATATCTCTCCCGATTATGAAATACCCGAAGATGGTAATGATAAATTATTGTTAGAAGGAAACAAGAGAGGTAAAAGTTTGTGGTTGGGTGCAGAGCGTGGAATTGCTATTCTTGAGAAGATAAACAAGCGAAGTATAAATGCTTTCTCGGAATCATTAAGTAGCACTATTGAGTCGCTAGTAATCCAACAGTACCCTATGAATTGGAATGACTATTTTTGCCCCTTGTGGTGTGAGTTTAACATGAATTGTGAGTCAGAAATGACAGGGTACGTTGATAATGGATTAGGTGAATGGAATGAATAGAATTAATGTATGTGCGGCTTGCGGTGCTAGTGAGTCTTGGGCTGATGAAGATTTGATGTGGAGAGTAACAGGTGAAGAAGGGGCAGACCCCGAAGAAATTACCGTAGTTACTTGTAAATGTGGTAATAAACAAAAGAAAGAAGAGTGATTTTATGCTTAGTTTTCCTAGAGAGATTGGTCTTAGACGTAAGATTTGTAAATCTCAAGAGGAATATGATATTTACGTTAAAAGTATTAACGGTAAATCTTCTTGTTATACATCTCTGTATAGTTTTCAACAAATGCACCCTAATATGTCTTGGAAAGTAGACCCCGAAACGGTCATCATGGATAGAGCATGGTGGGATTTTGATATTGTAGAAGGTGGTACTCTAGATGATGTAAAAAGAGATGTAGCAGTTTTACTAAATAGACTTAAGGGAGATGTAAGGTTAGTCTTTACAGGTAGAGGATTTCATATCCATCAGATGTTCGATAAAAATGTCATTGGTACTACCATAGCCAAGCACGTTGATAGGTACGAGAGAGAGGTCGCTAAGGGGTTAAAAACACTAGATGGCGTAGGTCATCCCCTTAAACTTACACGCATACCCGATACATACAATACTACTAGAAAGAAGTGGGCTGTTAATGTGGACTTAGATGCGTTCAAAGCAGACCCTTTAGGTTACAAGATACCGGAAAGACCTAACGCATCTCTTAGAATCAATGACCCTTTTAAGGGAAAAGAAAAACAATCAAACTTCAGTATTATAAAATGGATTGCTAATAATCCTTTACAAGTAGAATACCTACCTATTACGGGTAGTTTTGACGGAAATATAACTTCTGCTAGTCAGATACCAATACCACCATGTATAGACAATGCTATGAGGCATGAGAATCCTAGACATGAGGTAAGAATAGCGTTGGCACAACATTTGTATGAGAATCTTAGGTGGTTTGCACACCCTAGTACATTAACGGTAAAACAAAAAAATGATATTACCGAAGAGATTATAGATTTTATATCCACATTAGGATGGAGAGACTTCAATGAGTACACAAGTAGAAAGCACGTTAGAAGTCTACTTAACTATGAGAGAACACCCTCATGTTCGTGGCTACAGACAAGAGGATTATGCGAAGCATCTTGTTGGAGAGATGACGGCACAAGGAGAAAATAATATGATGCGAACACCCAAACACTCAAGAGTATTTTTTGAAGTAATAAATGAAGAATGTAATTTCTGTAAAAGTAGATTAGGTTTCCTTTATCCTAAAAATATGCCGCCTGTATGTATGAATTGTAGTATGGAAAAACAATCCTCTTAAATAGAGTAATAATACTGTACCAATTGTGCTTCTGATAGATGACCGAGAAAACCCCAAAGTAATTAATAAGTTGTTAATGAGATTAGGTGAAGAAAACACCCAAGTTTTACGGATGGCTTCTTCCGACTATAGGATAGGTTCGTGGGGAATTGAGGCAAAAGAAATAAATGATTTGTACCGTAGTATCTTAGGTCTAGGTAGAAATGGTAGAACAATAGTACATCAATTAAGAGAATTACAAGAAGATTTCGATAACCCTATGTTAGTAGTCTATGGTACTAAACTAAAACCATACGTTCATGGTGGTAGGCCGACAGCAAAACAGATAGCCGTAGAAATGTCTAGGATGAAAAAAGTAAATCAACAATTCAAAATGACATTTTACCAAAGATTCCCTAAAATTAAGTATATGGAATTGACTACTATGGATGATTTTGTTGAATGGTTAGTAATAAATCATACACAAACACAAGTAAAAGAGGCCACCGGACTTAATGTTATGGAAAAAGAAACAAGAAGTGCTGCTGAAATGAGTAATTTAGACCCAAGAGTAGCGGCTTTGTGTTCCCTTAAAGGTATTTCTGTACAGAATGCAGAAGATTTACTAAAAGAGTTTGGTAGCATACCTAAAATACTAAGAAGTAGGACTACGCAGAAATCTATTATGGAAATAAAGGGTCTAGGTAGACTTAAAGCACAAACAATTTTAGGATTGAGAGAGCCTTACTGAACACCGAAACTATTAGAAGTACCCCTAACAGGTGCAGTAGCCCTATTTAGTTTTACGTCAATATTTTTAAGGATAACACTATTTCTATCCGAGTTATCATTACCTGTGGCTGCCTTTCTTGTTATTTTTACGGTTAATTTATTACCAGATTCTAAACCTGTCAATATTGTTTGTGGTATCAACTCAGTTATCCTATTTTCTGTATTAGTTTTTATTTCGCAGGTATTTGATACTGATTCTCCGGTTTCTTGTACGGTAACAGTAGTGTATAATATTGCTGTTTTGTTTAATGTTGAACCTGCTGCGTGGGTTATTTCTCCTTGTATTAGAATACTTTTATCTATTACATCAACAGGTATAACAAACTCAGTTTGTAGTGTGGATTCAAAAGTAGTGGTAGTAGCACTTTCGTTTAGTAAATCAACCCTACCTTTACCTGCTAAAGCGTAACCGTCAGAAGTTACAGAAGCATTTCCGCTTGCGGCAGATATGTCCACATCCATACCTTCTATACCCTTTAATATACTTGGTACTTTGGGTGGTTTCTGTTGTCCTAAGATACTAAACTTAGAATTATGACTAAGATTATCATTTATCAAAGACATCCTACCTTTTATATTACCATAGGCTGTTTTACTAATTTTATTTATACCTTGATTCGGGTCAAAGTCTAATCTATCAGCCCCACCTTTACCATTATCGTCTGCACCACCTTCGGGTTTCTGTCCGTCTTGGTTAATATCTTGTGAAGGCGTTGTTATGGGTGGCGTTATTGTTGTTGTCTGTTCCGGTGCGGCAGGGACATACCCTCTTGAATCTTGATTTCCTACCTGTCTAGTTTTTCCGTCAGTAGGGAATAAGTAACCCATTACCCCACCACTTCTTAAAGACTCATCTCTTTCTAACTTAAAAGAAACATTTTCCTTTTTACTTGCCGTTATATCCCACGAAACTTCTTGTATAGTCAAAGTAGTGGCTGTATCTAAACCTATACCTGCGTCAGTATATGAAACAAAGGTAGCGGGTATGTAAGATAGGTCATTAGTAATATTTATTCTTGGTGCGTACCATTCATTTCTTTCTACCGTAAAGCCACCAAACATTTCTGAATACTCTCTACCACCTAGAGGGAAGATACTATTTACATTTCCTGTTGTTAAAGTTATACCTTGTATAGAGTTAGCGTTTTTTAAGATATTAGCACTATCGGGGTCGCCACATCTATGACGTAGTAAAGCACGACAATATTCTGCGTTAAAACTAACTACTATTTTTGCGTTTGCTACTGCACCATATCCACTAGGTATATCTATTTCATAGAATCCACTACGTTTTACATCCTTAGAAGTTGCTTGGTTCGCTGCTAAAGTAGGTGCTTTATCTCTATCATTGGCGAAACTATAATCAGCAAGATGTATTGTAAACTCGCAATCATCTATTGTAGAAGTTTGAGTTTTTAATGATATAAAGACTCTTAGTGATTCTCCGGTAGCACTACTTATTTTTGGGGTAAAATTAGGTACATGAACAACCTGTAAAGCATAACTAAGTGATTTAGAGCCATACCAATAGTAGTTATCATCCCAAGCCACATCACTAGCAGTATGAGTAAAGGCAGAATTACCGTGTCTATTGTGTATATCGGTAGAGGTTTTCATATTACCGTCTAGTCCGTTAGTCATACCGGAAAACAAAACACCACCTGTACCTAATCTAGTCCAAGAATTACCTTTATTAGTATTACCGGAATCATAATCACCATAACCCTGTAAGGCGATTTGCGGGTCAGAAATATAACCAAATCTACCACTATCAATCATTTTATTTTCTGTCGCACCCTCTAGGATAGGTTCTGCTGTTATAGACATACGGGTTTCTTGGTTTTGGTTGTATGTTTTCTTCGCTACTGATTCGGCTTCTATGCTTGATGTTATGTTTGGGTACTCTAATACTTTCCATCTAGTAGTATCTGTTAGATTTGTAGCGGGATAATCAACAAAAGCCTGTGAATTATTATAGTAAACACGAACATTTGTTATTTGACCTGCTACTTGTGTTTTTAGGTCAGATATTTTTAGGTTTTCTCTAGTGAAAACTAACCCACTATTGTATTTGGGTCTATACTCTATTCTACCATCTCTACCGACTAAGTAAGAAAAGGTTGTTTTAAGGCCGTTTTTTGAGCCGAAGCCACTCTTAGACCTAATATCATTTATCGTGCTTAGAATCGTCTTAGTACGGCTATCTACGGTACTTCCGTAGGTATCGTTGTTCGTAGTAGTGCCATCGGTAGTCATATTAGAAGTTATAGGTATATTATTTATGTCAAAAGCACATGATAATCTAGTCTTAGGCAACCAAGAATCCATAAGTGCGGCAGACCATAGTAATCTAAACTTATCACTATCATAAAAACTACCGCTATTTTCACTTTTTACATCACCCTTAACATTCATAAGTAGCCTTAACATAAAAGCACTACTAACAGTAGTGTGTACGGCTATTGAAGAAGCATCTATTGTAGTACCTGCTATTCTTATACTTGTTTTTACTCCTAGATTACTATTATCATTAACCCAATTATAGACATATTGACTCCATAAAAATGTTTCTAATTCAGATGGTGTATCTTTCAAGGAATCGGAAACAGTTGTAGCAGATGTTATATACACATTACTTAGTTGTACCGGAATTGTATAGTCATCTGTGTTAGAAGCGTCAGAAGTCCAAGTACCACTAACAATTATTGTATCTTCGTCTACTACCGATAATATATTGTGCCTTGTAGTATTCGTAGTATTTTTTATAACCATACCGTTAGTAACCCCTTTTGTTACAAAGGTTTCTCCCGATTTAGTAAGTGTTGTGTTAGGTGTAGGATAACTAGGGCTGTCCGAAGAATCTACTTCTATCGCTGTATTGGAAACTGCTGTACTTAGTTTACCTGTCCAACAAAAATATAATTCTTGGGTATCATCCGAACCTTCTAAATCTGCTTGTATTAAACCTGTTCCCCTATCTGAAAAATTAGTAGTATCTTCTACGGGTATTCCGGCATCACCAATAAACAAACCCTCATCTGCAAATGTCACATCAGATAACAACCTTCTAGTATTAGGGTGTTCTTGATAGGGCGTAGCCGTTGATTTGTAAGAAGAGATTGCTTCCGCATAGTAGTTATCTATCAAAGAAGGGAAACCATGTACCGTTGCTACATAATCACCTAAGTTAGTATTACCACCGGAGATTTGACCTGTTGTGCCTTTATTTACTAAAGTATTAAGGTTAAAGAAAGGTGAAGAATCTATAACTAAAAATGACCCCGCCTTATCTTCCCAATCGTGATATTTGGTGTCTAATTCTTTTTCTGAGGCTGCTGCGGGGGCTACCATAATATTACCTACTGCTGCGTTAGTATTTGTACCTGCGGTAACACCTTTTAAGGTAATATTGCTTGTACCACTAATAGATGCTATTTGATAAGTACCATCATAATGTAGACTATTATATACGGTAGCATAAGAACCTACTGTGTATCTTGATTCTGTAAGACCTTCTATTACTAATTGATTTGCCCCATAAGTAAAACTTGATACTTCTTCTCCTAAAGAATAATCGGGTGTCTTAGAAAACGCAGCCCCACTAACAGGCTCATTTGTCGCATCAACATTCCAAATATTTATATCTTCTCCTACCTTCAAAGATGCAAACTTATCTATATCTCCGTTAGTATCAGTTTGGTCTACATAATACAAAGAAACATCGTAGTTTTCCGATGTAGGGTATTGTAAACCAAAGTCCTTTTTTCTAAAACTACCGTCTGCATCAGCCTTACCGTTATTTCTCATGTCAGCCCAAAGCAACCAAAGATGTTTATAATCGTTTGATATGTCTAATATATCTACTTTAAAATTACCACTTAAATTGGCTACCGAAGTAGCAACATAATCTATATATTTACAGCCCACAAGATAATAATTACCACCACTAGATTGAATACCTTGATAAATAAATTGGTATCTCATGTGAGAGTTAGTAGAAAACTTACCTTTTATTTGGGCTACACCACTTGTTTTACCTGCATTAGAAAGAGTCGTATAGAGAGCAGAAGTTATTTGCACCCATTTGTAATTAGTAGTATCTATACCTGTATAATCACAAGAGCCTATTTCGGTTTCTTTTATGTTTCCATAGTGATATTGAAACCAAAGAGAGTTAGGTAAATCTCGCATCCATCTAGCGTGTAGTGTTCTGTATTTGGCTGCTGTAAATGCCGAAGGTGCGGGTGTTATTACTCCCTTATCGCTAGTCCATTCCTTTCTATCATTAAGTGTCTTAAGTCCTGTGTTGCTTGTATATGTACCAAACTCACCGCCTGTATATGTTGTTTTCGTTGTGACGCACCACATATATACGCTAGTTAAAGTATTAACATTAAAGTAATTTAAAGTTTTTTTAGTAGATGCAACAACGTGCCTACCGCTTTGTGTAGTTTCTGTCGCACTACCAATTGTTAATTTATTTACATAAAATACATCTCCCGAAGATAGTGCGGGGTCGGCATCAAAGAAAAATGTGACATATTCTGATGTTGGGTCAGTACTTTTTGGAAACTGTGAAGCCACTAATATTTGCCAATTACCATACCCTGTTATACTATTAGGAATACTTGTATCAAAATCTACACCTGTATATTTACCTGCGTAAATTATACTTCCGTTTCCTATTTGACTAGCACCAAAAGGTAAATCACTTTGTGAAAAACTTAGTGATGTTGTGCCTACCGGAAATACAGGATTTATACCACTTGCGTTAAAATTATTTGAACCTGTTATAGTAATATTACTACTTGTAGTATACCCATGACCCGAAGGTACTTCAATCGTAGTCCTTTTAGTACCTGTAATTAAAGTTTCGTGAAAAGTATCTACATTTATACCTTCGTATTGTTCTTCTAAACTATTAGGGCCTTTTTCACTTTCGTTATTATACATCTGTATAGGATGGCTTGAACCTAACTGCATTCTTTGATTGGAAGTCTCTTCGTAAGAATCGTCTACATCAAAACCGATATTACTACTTAATACTTTTAGGGGTAAAGTACCTAGATTCATAATACTCTTAAAGCCCTGTGCGTCATAAAGCCAATATTCTGTTACTGCGTTTTCGGAATCATTAATGCCTTTTTGGCCTATTTCCCAAAGAGGTACTTGTCTATCAAGAAGGCTTATATTATCGGTAGCGTTTAAATCTATACTTCTATCTCTACCCTTTTGTTTTATACTCATAGTATTTATTACACCTCTCCATACCGGCCTATCTATTCTAGGGTTTTGGCTACCAAAAACTAACAAAGACCAATCTACAGGTGTTGAAGAAGAAAAAATACTTTTAAGGTTTAATAAATAATCTTGTTTTCTCATACCTAAGTTTAGGTTTTCTGTACCCCCGCTTTCGTAGTTAGGCATATCATTTATTTCTAAATTAGCAGTCGAAAAACCATTTAAGGGATAAGTAATTTTTAAAGACTGTATAGGTGTTTCATAACTTGAGTAATCTTCTGCGTCTGTTAGATACCTAACTAAACCTACCCTATCTACCATAAGGGTTGTACTACTACTACTACCCGACTTAGGTTGTAATGTTAGTTGAAATCCATACATATTTTCTGCTGTTCTTGTTTCGTCAAACGCTGTGCCTGTAATTTTTTTCTGCCCGTTAATATATACATCATAAGTTTGTGCTGTATAATTCATAACAAAATCGAAATCTATCCATGTATCATCATTAATGACATTTTGTGCTGTATTATTACCTATGTATTCAAGCCCTAAAGCATCATATTCTATTGTACTACCACTATCCAAATCAATAATTTTGCTTATTGCAGGGTTTCCCCCGAATCCGTTAGAAATACTACCAGTAGGAAAATCACTAGACTCAAAACCTAATTCAAAAAGTAGATTTAAGTCAATTTTACCGTTGTTAGTTGTAGCACCGTTAAATGCTCTTGCTGCTATTCTTGCGGTAAAAGTATCTCCATCTAATCTACTATTCAAAGAACCTTTATAGATTAAAGTAGGTTTATTACTACTACTATTGTACGCAGAACGATATGTTTGTATAGCCAAAAAAGGTTGGCCCGATGGTGATACAACAGGCGCAAAAAGATTCTGTGGTGTAGTACTTGTGGCATCCCATGTACCGGATTCTCCTAATGTTTCTCCCATCCAAGTACCAACTAAATGACCTCTTTGCATAAAATCTCCATCAGCAATTATTTCACCTGCTACTTTACTAGCATAATTAGTAGTACCACCGGAATTGTAAAATGATTTCATATTTGTTCTACCTAGCGTAGAATCGTTATCTCCGGTAGGGATATAGTATTTACCTAGCGTATCATAACCATTTGAAAGTAAAAGATAATCTTCACTAGATACTGTATTAAACTCATATCTATTAGCAACGTGTCCATCGGGGTATTGTAATTGCGCTCTACCTTCCCACTTTTCGGGTTTTTGTCTTGAAGTATCATAAGACAACCACTCAAAAAGACCGTTGTTCTTAAGGTATTGGTTATCAGTAGTACTTAAAAAATTAGTACCATAAGAACCAATTCTATTTCTGTCTGCTATACTAAATCTATATCTAGGATTTAGTGTTGCTTCTCCATTCATAGGATTTCCAAAATGACTTGCTAATATAGAATAATCACTAGATATATTAGGGTAGTTATTATCATCGGGTATAGCCCTAGCACTATTAAAGTCATCGTAATAGCCCGCAAGCCAAACCCCATACATACTAGATACTTTTCTTACCATAAAATCACCTTAACTTGAAGAAAGGCTCATTCCTCTAGTACCTGCGCCTCTCTCTATCTCATCTAATATTTGATTTGCTACTTCGGTAGTAGTCATACCATTAAACGTATTACTCATAATTACTTCTGTGGTAGTTATAAGGGTTTCTACTCCCTGTTGTACTACTTGTTTAACTAGATTTCCGGTTAAATTATCAGAAGAAAATCCGTAGAATAATTCTTCTCTACTGTTAGCAAAGTCATGCAAAGCATCCGAAGCATCTTGGTAGCCATCTACTAAAATACCCATAGCCTGTTTTTCAGAATTAGTTAATATCTGTAGACCGGACTCTACACCTTCTACAAACGCATTCCAGTCCTCTAAACTTTCTATGCTTCTTGACCTAACTATTTCTGCAAATACAGCATTTTCTTCTTCAAATGCTTTTATAGTTGCTTCCCAAGTATCATTCCTTTCATCTATGAAAAACCCTTCGGGTGATTTTCCACCCGGAATTAATGCCTTTAATTGCCTTCCGGTGTCTCCTATGGTTCTTTCATAACTTTGGCCTAACGTGCGATTACCTAAACCCATGCCTTCCGCCCCATATTTATTAACGTGTTCAGTATTTTTCTCTAAAGCAGAAAAATACGCTTCCATACCTTCTTCATCAAAAACTCCTGCTTCTTTTTCCGCAAGAACAAATTGTGCTTGTTTAATATCTAAAAGAGATTGTTCTAATCCTAATTCTCTTTCTAGTTGTTCTATTTTTGCTTTACTTACTACATCTTCAAACTTGGCTAATTTTTTTACTTCTTCTGACTTATCTGATATTGATGTAGTAAGACTTTCAATAGTATGTGTTTCATCTTTTATCATATCTATTAATTCGCCTGTGCTTGCTTTGTATTTATCCATAGATTCTAAATCACTATCGAAGTTTAAATTGTCTGCATCTCCCATAATACCTAAAGCCTCTAAACCTTCTACTAATAATACAGAAGCCGCTAATAAAGCGGCATAAAACGGTATTGCTTTTGCTACTGATGTAGCCGCAACCATAACACCTGCACCAAAGGCTTTAAGGCCGTGTCCCGCCGCCGTTGCAGCACCACCAAGAAAAATGTAAGATTGTGCTAAACCCGCATTTGCTCTCATAGCAATAGTACTAGCAGCAGTATTTTGATGAGTAATATAAGTATCGTAGCCTATTGCATCAGTATTAATTCTTGTTGCTCTAGTATTGACAGCACTAGAAACAGTTTCTTTATCTTGGACAGCCGTTCTCATGTGCATGGCTCTCATCTGCATTACCATAGCAGCAGTATTTAGAACCATACCTATTCTCATACTTTTTTGCCCCGAACCAAACATCATAAACATAGTACCCATTATACCCATCCTAATACTTAAACGATTCATAGATGCGGCGTGTGCTGCTGCATCTGCAAGCATAGACTTTCTTTTAGTTTCTTCGTCTATTTTTACCTGTAATGTATGTGCCGATAATTTACCTGTTAATTCATCGTAAGATATTCCCATTTGTTCTAATAATTGTATAGTAGTTTGGTCTATTGTGTGTTTATTTGTATCAGTTATGCCTAGATTATATATTGCTCTTGATTCTTCGTCTATTGTAGCAATTAGTCTTTCTCTATCTTTTATTTCCATATTTAAAAGCACACTTTCTAATTTTAGGGTATCTATATCTGCGGTGTCCATTGTTTGTTGTTCTCTAATTTGTATATCTAATTTTTGTTGTTCAATGTTTCTTTCTTTTTCAAGCGCACTAATTACTTTTTTCTTGTTTGTTAATTTTTTATTTGTTCTTACATCTTCTATTTTGTCATCAAATGCTTTTGTGCTTTCAAGTTTCTTTCTTTTTAATTCCTCAATTGCATCTTGTTTTTGTATTAAGTCAATTCTATTTTGTATAGTGGGATTTAATTTTTGGTATTCATCTATTTCTGCTTGTATTGCTAGAACATTTTGCTTTCTCCCATCTAATTGTCCTTTTAAGGCAAAAGTTTCTTCTAGTGTTTTACTCATGTTATTTACTTCTGCGTCTGTAAGTCTTTCTAACTCTAGCGTTTGCATTGTTAAAGCATCTGTAATATCTTGGACACCTGCTTCATAGTGCATCATCTGTGCTGTGCCTCTTTGGTAAGCATCGGATTTATTACCGTAAGCATCTTGGTTAATTAATTCTTCACCTGATAAAGCCCTTACAACAGATTGATATGTTCCCATAGCAACAGTAAGCATTTGTAAATTAATTATAGTATTAAACATAGGGCTTATACCACTTTGTAATATTTGACCGAAGGAAGCAAACCTACCTATTACATCACCTATACCTTCATCACCTAAAAACATAGCAATCTCGGCATTTAAATCAGCCTGTCTATCTGTTGCTGTTGTTAAAGCAGGTATTAGTGAATTACCAATAGCACCGGACATATTTTTAAGTCTTGCTTCTGCCTGTTCCAATTGGAATAAATCTGTTTCTCTCCTTCTGTTTATTTCCTCTAAAGCAGGAGATAATCTCATAGTCGCTTCAAACTCTAACTCTAAAGCCCTGTTATAGTTTTCGCTTAACTTTAAGAATCTAGTATAATGTCTATTACCTGCTACTTTTTGGGCTAAAGCAGTTTTTTCGTGGTCCTCTAATTCGGGATATATTTTATTTAAATCCATCATTATTTTTGAAAGACTTCTTAAGTTATCATTTTCGTCATGTGTAGCAATACCTAATGCGTGGAATGCGTCTGCCGCACCATTTGTATTAGCACCTAACCTAGCGTATATCATACGCAAGGCTCTACCACCCTTACCTTGTTCTTCACCGGCTTCAATAAGGACAGCAGACTGCGCCGCCATAGCCGCTATACTTTCTCCTGTAATGTGAGCCTGTGATGCGAATTGATTCATAACATAAGTAATCTGTTCCATTGTAGAAGCAGACCTGTTTTCGATTGTGTTTAATTGGTCTAGTATTCTAATAGAGTTTTCTCTAATCCCATTTATTCTTTCTTGTTCAGAAGCGTTTTCTTCTATACCGTTAGTCATAAACTTAGTCTGTTGTTGTAAGTTAATCATACGTTGCATAGCCGCTTCGGTTTCCATGTTACTTATCATACCGAATTGCATACCTACTTCTGTACCTACACCCATACTACCTGCGCCTAAAACACCTGTTAATTGGGCCATCCTTGCTGCTGCTTGGAATGTTTGGTCGGCTGAAAATCCGAAATCTAAACCTATTGACTGTATTTCTTTTTGTACTTTTGCTGTATCTTCTGTCACATTAAGAAACTTTTCTAATTCTATTCTTGCTGTTTCTATCTCTCTAGCAATAGGTGTCATGCTATTCATCATACCGGCAAATTGGTCGCCTATGGCTTGACCTGCCTCTTGTACACCACTAATAGCATCAAGCATAAGAGATTGAAAGACTACGCTTGCGGTCTTAGCGTCTTTAATTAATCTGTTTGCTTGGAACGTACCTACAACATCGAAGAAAACCCTAGATGCACCGGCTCTTAGAACAAGTAAAGTCACGGCACATACAATAGGTATAAAACTTGTAAAATACCCTAAAAATAAACCATCTATCATGCTGTACTATCTCCACTCTTACCCTTTATAGGCATTCCGCTATCCTTAATCGCTTGTAGTACATCACCACCGTCTGATAAGTATTTTCGTTGCTCTCTTCTTTGATTTCTACGGGCTACTGCACCTTTAGCATCAGTCTTAGCATCCCTAGTTGCTTCGGATATTTTATCGCTTATTTCTGCCGCTACTATCATATCTAATTGCATTTTATAAGACCCACCTTCGCAATCATACCTATCCCATAGGTCCGAAGGTAAAACCCCCTTGTAAGCCATACATAGAGAGGGGGCTACTCTAATAAAATCTATAAAGGGACTGCACCTTCGTCTACATCACCACGAACAAACTGTAGTATTTCATTTAATTCTTCAAAAGTTAAATCGTCTAAGTCTATATTTTCATCTAAGATACAGTTTGGGACCCACGCTTCTATTTGGTCGGTCATTCCTGCACCCATGTCATCAAGCATAGCCGCAAAATCTTCATTCTGTTCATCAGTCCATTCGCTAGGTTCACCCGCATGACGCATTTTTCTAAATGCTTGTGCTTGTAAATTAGTAATTTTGAGTTTCGCCATACCGGATGCTTGTTTGACCCATATTCTTGTTCCATCATTTAATTCTATTTCTTTTTTTAGTACCGGCATTTCTATCACTCCTTCTTTTTTCTTTTGGCTGTTCCGCCTCGCTTATCAGACGGATTGTTCCATCCTCTTTAATTTCCCAAACACCTAAAGTGTTTATGAAGGTATTCCTATCATTCATTCTTCTTCATCTACTTTTGGCGTAAAAGAACGGGGTAATGCTTTCATTACTTTATCCCATCCTAAATCAATTGCTTCTTCTCTTGACAAAGTAGTGTTTGCTACTATATGCCCTTTTAGTAAACCAAGACGATAACCTGCTTTTCTATCTGCTTCGTTAGCCCACCAAAACACATCTTCGGCAGAATGTTGTCCTAGTGCTGCTGCTAATACTTCTATATCATTTGTTGCTACAAGTACTCTCATTTTCACACCTTACTCTTTTTTAGATTTCTTAGCAGCCTTTTTCTTTGGTGCTGCTTTCTTCTTTCTTTCAATAAGTTTTTCAACTAATCTACCATCTTTTATTTCTTTAGACCAAATGTTCCCTTCTTTATCTTCGTATGTTTCCATTTTACTCACCTTATGTTTATGCTACATCAATCCATACTACGGTCAATGTAATAAAATTACTATCTTTCTTTCTTGAAACATCACAAGAAATTACTACGTCATCGTTGGCTATTGCAGCCCTAAATGCTGTTTGTACTTCTGCTGCTGTTCCCGTAAAAGCATTTACCTTTAGTTTGGTTTTGTCTGCGATTACTGTACCACCATTGTTAGCCATAGTTATTCACCTCAATATGCTGATGGCGCACCGCTACCGTCATCTAAGCCTGTACCTGTTATGCTAATGTCAATTGCTTTTCCTAGTAGTGGATTTACTAATGCTGTAAAGTTTACAGACATTGTGTTTGTATCTCTACCACTTATGTTAGCAGTAGGGGCTTCAAATCTTAAGTGGTATAGATTAATTGTAAGATTAGAAGGTGTTGATTCGTCATCAGTAAAGGCTAACTGCATAACAGAGTTACCGCCGAATACTGGGTCCTCAAAGGATAAACCACCTTCTGCAATTAAAGTATCATAGGTAGGTTCTTCTGCTGCTGCTGTGTAAACAACTTCGTTAAAGTCAATACTACCTGTAATCTCCATTTGTTGTGAAGCAGGTGCGTGTCTGTAAGTACTGCTACCTAGACCGTATGAGTTATCTGTATCTCTATTCATAGAAATACTTAGATTTACCCCTTTAACCTTTGCTGTTGCTGAACCTAATCCGTCTGTACCGTTGTCAAACTTTACTGTACCGTTAGCAAAATGAAGTGCATCTAAAGCAACACCATCAAACAAAACAGTACTTGTTTGTAGTGCAGATGTAGCGGATTCTGATTTTCCTACGAAATCAAAACTAGCCATAACGTATTCTCCTACGTTAGCAGTTAAAGACATACTATTAACCATCATACCTGTGTATGTGTGTTCTTTTGCTTCTCTACCTACTCTTAAGGTAAAAGAAGGATAGATAATTTTGTATGCGTCTGCTGCATCCCAAGCACCGGCGGAATGAGTTGCGATAAATCTGTATAATTCATCACTATAAATAACGTATTCACCAATAGCGTAAGCCGTACTTGCAGAAAATACACCTTTGTTTGCTAATGCTGTAGCACTTGTTCTTTTGTTAAGACCAAAAAATGCTTGTTCTAATCCATGTTTTGAAGTAGCACCGCTACCCGATACTGTATCATCCGGTAAAATACCGTGTAGTAGCATTCCTAAGAAATCATCTACTTGTACGGCCATGTTTATACCGCCTTCGGAATATTCCGTTCCTGTTACCATTTTGCTTGATTGTTGCCTACTTATATCAGACCTGCCTAGCATTTCAAAGTTCATGGAAATAGATTCATCATCAATTTCACCAAATGTTTGTGTACCGGAAGGTTCTGACCCGTATGTAGTCTCTTTTTCTATTGAAATATACCTATTTAAAAACTCTGTCGCCATATTATTACCTCTATGTGTGTGTAGAACGAACCGAGTCTCTTATCAATATTATCTATGCCTCATATCTATTAAACGCATATAAGTCAATGTTAGAGTATGAACACATACTGTTTCATCGTCATCCATTTTAGTATCTAATTCTGCGTTATAAGATATAAGGCTATCAGTAGTGCCTAAAACTCCTGTATTTACATACAATTCATCAAATATTTCACCAATTATATTTAACCCTTGTCTGTATGCGTTTTCATAATTAGTACCTTTAGTAGTCACATATATTTCTACATCATAGTTTTGTTTAATTTTAGAACCCGACAATGCCTCAAACTGTGGAGAATCAAGACCTGTAATAAGAACGTGTATGTTAGGTGTAGTATATCTATTTAGCATACGAGAAGATATATCATAACCATATAATATGTTGGCATCAGAAACCTGTGTTTTTAAATATATTTTTTGTGTATTTTTTAATAAATCTACAATAGCAATACCCATTCTAGGTACTGCGTCTTGTGCGAAATCACTTGTCATTAATTGTTCGGGGGTAAATGCACCAAACTTAGAATAATATACGTTAGCCCATTTTACATTACCACTTGTATTTCCCCATTGTATAATTTTTGATGAACCACTAGCACCCGTGACACTACTAAATATATCTTCCGCATTATCATCCTGTATAATCTCATGCACATACATTTTTGCTGTGCCTGTTGCATCTAAAGTTAATCTTAAAACTAACGGTACAGGATTGTTTTCTGTTAAAAGTAAATCTAAATTACTTACTGTAAGTGTCGTAGCACCTACTAATTTAAGTGATGTACCGTTTCCTGTACCTTTTACTTCTACCTTATGTGTACCATTATCTAATTTTACCAATACTTCATCATTACTAGGCGCAGTAGTATAAGACAAACAAGCAACAAATGTGTACGCTGTATTAGTTGTGGGTGTTATTGTATATGTTCCGTTTGTTATAACCCAATTACCACCGGATGCAGAACCACCACCGGATGCAGCAGTCCAAGCATCTTGGAAATAACCCGTCAATCCTGTTGGGTCTGTACCATTCATTCTACTATTCCAATATTGTGTTGTTGTCGCTACTGCCATATTTACTGCCCCTTCAATTGTTTTCTAAAAGTCCTTCCACTTAAACCTTGCCTTCTATTTATTCTTGTTCCCTTTCCTAGATAATAAGCAGTAGTTTTACTTAATGGGGATGAGCCTACATTTGGTTTAACTGTAAATGCCGATTGTGAATCCTCACGCAATTCTGTTAAAGACTTTTCACCTTTTTTCATACGACTACCCCTTGCACCCGTAGGGTTTGTAGGTGAATCTCCTTCGTCAAAAGAACCTATAACAAACGTAATATACCTTGAGTAATTTCTTGTATTTTGTCCTTTTAATTCTTTTAAGTTTCCATACAAAGAATGTGCAATTCTATTTATTGCATCCCCCTCTAGTTTATGTGCTGTACCTATAAAAGAAGTTGTATCATTTTCTTTAAAACCTTTTTTCCCCCATCTTGATTTTTTCTTAAAATGTCTAGTTTTACTTGTTCCGGGTTTAGCGTTAATATCTTTTCTTGTTTTTTGTACTGTGGCGTGGACTGTTTCTCCCAAAAAAGAGTACGCTAACATATTAACCCCTTGTGTTAGGGTTTCTGCCTGTTTAACAAAGGCGGATTTATCAAAATAAGCCTTAAAACCTAAAGTATATTCTTTATTTCTTAAAAGTTTAGGGTATTTAGGTTTACTTCTATCTATTCTACCACCTGCTTTAAATCCAAAACGGCCTTGTCTTAAGTAAGACCCTGCTTTTTGTTTTTTAACTAAATTATCCCACGCTTTTCTTGATTCTGTTTGTGTATTTGTTCCCGGCATATAATCCGGTGAAGTAAATATAGTTCTCATATTTGATTGAGTAGCATTTCTAAAACCCGCAAGATTAGCATTTTTAGTAGAAGGTAAAGAAGGATTATCTTTTAAATATTTTTTTTCTTGCCTTGTTAAGTTTTTACCATCTTTACGGACTAACTCAACCCAAGTCTCATCTTCTAATAAAGATATTTTTGTTTGAAAATTGCGTATATTTTCTCCCAATATTTTAGCGTAATTATTTCTTGCTTTAGTCATTGTCCCTAGTCTAACCCAACCCGGATGAGTATAACCATCGGCACTAATAAAAACATGACCTTCTTTTTCTTGTTGTGTTTTAAATTGTTTTTTTAACGTAGCCATTTAATCACCTCAAGAAAAACTTCCGAGATGAGCCAATCTTGTAAGGTTGTTTACCCCTCTTTCTCTAAGTGTATTTCCTCTTAAAGAATTACCACCTTCGTGAAATGTGGATTCATCTTCCATGTAGTAAGCGGCTGCTATATCTGCACATATTTCTCTAAGAACGTGCGCAAACTCACCCTGTTGTATTGTGACACCACTTGCGTGTGCAATAGAAACTCCTGTGACACCTGTTAAATCATTACTAGATTTTCCTGTCCAAGATATTGTATCTCCGTCAATATTACCACTACCCGCAGTAGCAAAAGCACTTGCGCTTGTTAGTGTTATAGTAGTATCTCCTATTGATACAGCCCCATTAGCGGTAGTTTCTAATACAGTAGGGTTAGACCTACCATAGTCATTATAAACTTGCTCTATTTCGATAGAGGCTCTACGAATTGCTACCTGTAAAGTATTACCTGCTTGTACTCTTTGGGCTGAATTAAGACCTAATCTTTGGCCCACATCACTTGTAGAACAATAATAAACCATTTAAACCAATTACTCCTATTAATAATATCTGTGTTATCCAAAGCATACGCTTATTTATAGTGTGGTATTCCTTAAGTGTCTTTTCAATATTACTAACAGTTACAGAAGTAGTACCGCTTGTACTAGACAAATGACTTATCCAAGCATTCCATCTTTCTTTTTCTGTTGTCATATTATCACATTTGTGTAGAAATACCCATAGCCCCTGCTACTATTGCTATTAAGGTAAAAATAATTTTTTGCATATTTCCCATATATGTACCTATTAGACCGTTAGTTATCTCTAACTCGGTAGCCACTTTAGCAAGTCCTGTCTGCATACTTACTTGGGATTGTACCAATTGTTCAATTAATCTTTCGTGTCTTTTTACAGACTCTTCTAAATTGTCTAATCTTATTGCGACAACATCAGAATCGGCCACTAAGCCTCACCCATGTGTGCTTCTAATCGAGCCACAAGGTCTGCTTTCTTACCTTTTACTGAAAGACCTGCTTCTTTTAACTTCTCTTTCAATTCCGCAACATTATGAGAGTCGAGAGTTTTTTCTATTTTCTCTATCTCTTCTTTTGCTTCTTCGGCTTTCTCCTTAACCTCGTCTACTGAATCTAATAATTCATCTAATGTTATTTTCCCATCAGCATTTAGTACTAAGTATTTTTTATACAAAAATACACCTATACCTACTAATGCTGCTAAAGATAAAAGTATCAATTCTATATCATCTAATAATGACGAAGAATCTAAGGCTATGCAATCTATTGTTTCGTTAAGTGCGTTTAGGCACGTTTCTTTTGTTGTGTTAGTTGTGTTATTCATGTTTATTCCTCTCTATCGTATATTACTTGCTTAACTGCTGAATGCGGTATAACTGTAAATGCTCTTTCGCTACCCCTTCTATAAATCTTGAACCCATGAGGTGTCTCTTCAATGTTTACATTGGTATATGACTTTTCGGGCGCAATATACACTATTTTACCTGTTCTTACTTCTCCCAAAAAATCAACTCCAACGTGGGCCTTCGGCCCATCCTACTAGACTTGTTCTGCTACCTTTAGTAATAGGTGCTACTGCGTGTTCAAAGTAAGATAAGAAACATATTACTGTACCTTTCTTAGCAAGTGCTATTGGGTCGGGGTTTTGTGTATGACTAAATGTTAATTCTCCACCTTTATAATCTTTGGGGTCTGATAGTTGGACTACTACACTTATTTTTCTATGCATACCATCTTGTCTGTTCCAATCAATATCGTGGTGCATACCATAATGGTAGCCTATATCTTTGTATTCTGTAAATTGTAATGGTGGTAGATAAGATACTTCTACATCAAAATGTTCATTTGCTTTTTCTACATACCACATCATTTGTTCTGTAAGAGGTTTATATTTTTCATCTTGCAGCCATCTTATTTGTGTTTTTCTATGGCTATCTTCTTTACCTTCACCTGTTCTAAAGGTAGATGCCGCTTGAGGTTCTGCTTCCTTTGCTGCCTCAATTATTTCATTCACTATTTCTTCACTCAACGCTTCTTCCCACATTATCCATGCGGGATGTTCCATCATTTCTGACATAACCTACCATTACATCATAGGGTATTTAAGGTGTATTACACTAACACACCTATTTTTTTCATTAACCATAACCAAAATCGGTTATATTCTTCCATTAACAATCAACGCCATCAGTAAATCCGGTCATAGTTTTTAGATTTAGATAACATTGTTTAATTATATTGTATTGAGTTTCTTCTGCACTATCATCCAAATCAAACTCATTACCAAAACCACCAATAGGGGCCGCATTTGCTTCGTAAGCGGCCTGTGAAGCATATATTTTACCGTTATAATTTACTTTAAAGCCTTTAGTTAAACTACCATCAGCATTTATTATTGTTTCCTTTGAAGTCATACTATTTGACATAACACATATTGCATCATCACAAGTTATGCCGTATTTAGTTACATAGTCTATTTTTAAGCCCATATCCTTACCACATATCATTTGTTTTATAAAACATTCTCTAACCAAATGTAAGTGTTATCGAACATTTTGGGGCTGTACTTGTTACTCCGCCAACAGTGCTTTGTGCTTTTACTGCAAAAACTATTTCATCACCACTAGCAGGTGAGGTAATATTTTTACCTGCAACATCAAAATTAACCCTCAATCTCATTCCCATACCAGTTGTAGTATTTGTAGCATCTTGAGATGTAGATGCTGTACCTACAACACTTGCAGTATTGCTATTACTTAAACTTGAAGTGTCCAATGTCAAATCCCACGCAAACGTAGGAGAGCCACTACCTAGCCATCTTAGATACCCTGCGGGTATAATATCTATCCTTGATAGTCCGAAATTATCGACTGCATCTTGAAGTTCTCCGGCATCTATAGTCATCGCAGCAGAAAAGAAATTACCATCGGCAAAAAACTCGGAACCATTAAGTGCGCCCCCTACACCTAACCCTTCTAAAGAATTATCTGCCGTACAAGCATTATCATAATTACCACTTGATGATGTCGCTATACTTAAAAGAGAGCCGCCCCCTATTTGAGAACAGATACCTATTATTGTTGGATAAATAATATCACCCAACCACTATCCATGCTGACGAAGATGTAGCAATAAATGTTTTTGCTTCATACCTTGTTGTAATTGTTTGGTTAGAAGCAGAACCGTTCATTGTATCTCCCGCACCGGCGGCAATAGTAACTGTATTTGTTGTATCACTTACTACTATGTATTGTTCTCCAACCGCCGGACTAGCAGGTAATGTTAATGTTGCGGTATTATTAACTATAATATATTTACCTGCATAAGTATCTGTTAATGTAATACTACTTCCTAATGTAGAAATCTTACCTCTTTTAGCCTGAAACTCTTGTTCTACTGCTAGACCGTTAGGTATATTTACATCCCCACTATTGTCTGCTGTAAGCCATGTGAGAGTACCTGACCCATCTGATATAGTTAATGACTGACTGACAGTCGCACTACTAATATCTGCATTTCCTATGAGAACATTGTAACTTCCTGTTGTCAAACTGGTTGCACCATTGTTAGAAGTAAGGATAATATTTTTCTGACCCGAAGTGATGTTCTGACCTGCACTTCTTCCGACCCCAAGATTGTAACTTCCTGTCGTCAAATCTTTGAGACTGTCTGCACCAATTCCTACGTTTTGATTTGCCGCATTACTAGCAACTCCTTGACCTGCATTCCAACCGATGAAAGTGTTTGCCGAACCTGTTCCAGACGTCATAGCATTGTGGCCTACGATAGTATTGTAACCTGTTCCGCTAGTTCCGGCTTGGCTTCCTATAACTGTTTCGGAATAGCCTGTGCTACTAACACCTGCCCGATAACCGACAAAAACTCCTGTTCCTTGATTGGTAATTGCTGCACCCGCAGTATGTCCTATCATAACGTGGTCGCCACCTGTGGAAAGTGCTGTTCCGGCCTGATATCCCACTAAAATATTTCTATCCCCTGTGCTTAATGTTGTCCCTGCGTCTACACCCAATGCTACGTTGTAGTTGCCGCTACTAGCAGTTAAAGAATCCAAAGCACCGCTACCCAATCCTATGTTAGAAGTAGCAGTAGTAACTGCATCTGATAATTCACCAATTGCAGAAGCACCGCCACTAACCGTAGTCCAAGTTGGAAGTGTGTTCTGTCCTTGTGTAGTAAGAACTTGACCGGCAGTTCCGTAATTTCCTGTTCCTAAAGCAAACCCACCCGAAGGATGAATACCTAATGCAAGATTATTTCCTGAGCCTACTCCTATTTGGAATTGGCCGCCATTAACTCCGACTGTTGCTTGATAAGCCGGATTTGTACTACTATTATCTTTGAAGTAAATAAATCCGTTATTACCTGCTAATGTTAAACGAGGGTAATTTACTCCTGTTCCTATATACAAACTTTGGCCGTCAAACTTTAATCTATCAGAACCACTTGATGAACCACTATCATTAAATAATACTTGTTCATCACTACCGCCTGTAGGTCCTGTAGGCCCCGTAGGACCCGGTGGTCCTGCACTACCTGTTGAACCCGTTGGTCCTGTCGGTCCTGTCCCCCCTGTTGAACCCGGCGGCCCAGTTGGTCCGGTATCTCCGGGCGGGATTGTAAAGGCAAAAACCTTAGCAGTCGCAGGTCCACTAGATGCAATTGCTAACGGACCACTCGCTACCGTAGGCGTACCAAAACCGGCTGCCGTTCCGGTAGGTCCAGTTGGACCAGTCGGCCCCGTAGGCCCAGTAGGTCCGGGTGGCCCCGCAGGTCCATCCGGTCCGGTACTTCCGGGTGGTATTGTAAACGCAAAGATTTTTGCAGTTGCCGGACCGCTTGAAGCAATTGCTAAAGGCCCGCTTGCTACGGTGGGTGTCCCAAACCCTGCGGCTGCCCCATTACTACCATTTGAACCGGGCGGTCCATCCGGCCCAGTAGGACCTGTGGGACCAGTCGGTCCTGTAGGACCAGTAGGGCCTATTGGTCCCGTAGGACCTGTTGGGCCTGTCGCACCTTGCGGTATAGTGAATGCAAAGACTTTCGCTGTATTAGGGCCGCTAGAAGATACACCTATTGGTCCTATGGTTGCTGTCGGTGTTCCAAATCCTGCACCCGGTCCTGTCGCACCTTGCGGTCCTGTTCCGCCGGGTGGTCCAGTAGGTCCTGTAGGGCCTGTTGGACCCGTAGGGCCTGTATCACCTTGTGGTATAGTAAAAGCAAAAACTTTTGCGGTGTCGGGACCACTTGAAGAAACTGCTATTGGTCCGGTACTAGCGGTAGGAGTACCAAAACCTGCTGCTGTTCCTGTCGGCCCTGTTCCGCCGGGTGGCCCTGTGGAACCTGTCGGTCCCGGTGGTCCTGCCGGACCAGTTGCGCCTTGAGGAATTGTAAACGCAAATACCTTAGCAGTATTTGGGCCACTAGATGAAACATTAATAGGTCCTGTTGTAGCAGTAGGTGTTCCGAATCCCGCAGCCGCACCTGTAGGACCTGTACCACCATCGTTTCCGTCATTACCTGTCGGTCCGGTAGGACCTGTTGGGCCGGGTGGACCTGCGGGTCCTGTGCTTCCGGGTGGAATTGTAAAAGCAAATACTTTTGCGGTATTAGGACCACTACTAGATATGGCTAAAGGACCGCTACTAACACTTGGTGTTCCGAAACCTGCCGCACTTCCTGCTGAACCTGTAGGTCCTGTAGAACCCGGTGGTCCCGTAGGTCCCGTAGGTCCCGTTGGTCCGGTTGGACCTGTCGGTCCGGTATCTCCGGCAGGTATAGTAAAAGCAAAGACCTTTGCTGTATTTGGCCCACTACTACTTATAGCAAGAGGACCGGAAGAAACACTAGGTGTTCCAAATCCTGCTGCTGTGCCTGTAGGTCCGGTCGGTCCTGTTGGACCATCGTTTCCGGTAGGGCCGGTAGGACCGGGTGGCCCACTAGGACCTGTAGGTCCTGTACCGCCGGGCGGTATTGTGAATGCGAATACTTTAGCGGTGTCCGGTCCACTAGCAGTAATGCTTAAAGGTCCTGCCGCCATAGTAGGTGTTCCGAAACCGGCTGCTGCACCAGTAGAACCTGTGCTACCTGTAGAACCCGTACTACCAGTTGGGCCGTTAGGGCCGGTTGGTCCGGTTGGTCCTGTAGGCCCTTCATCACCTTGAGGACCTGCCGGTCCTGTAGGACCTGTGTTGCCACTAGGTCCCGGTGGGCCTGTAGGCCCTACACTACCTGTAGGTCCGGTGTCCCCTTTATCTCCTGTTCTAGCAAAAGTTACCATAACATCTTCACCATTTGAAAATGGCGCAGAAGCAGAAGAGTCTATTGTACTTACTGTTATGTCAAAGTAACCCGAATCTTCTGATAGAGAAGTAATAGTATGTAAAGTAAATTGACTTGCATCTAGTAAATTACTAATTTTAACGTGTCCTTTTATTGCAGATGTAGAATCATCTATTGTACGAAGGAATGATTGAATATCTGTTCCGTCTAAATCGCTGTCATCTATATAGATTCTAGTAGCAGATGATTGAGTGGCGTTGTTTAGTTTTACCTTACCTGCGCCGGGGTCGCTATCTGTTGTATTTGTAGAGAAATCGTATTTAAAAGATGCGCCACCAAAATTACCGTCTGCGCCTGTAGGACCTGTAGGTCCGATAGAACCTTGACTTCCAGTACTACCCGTTGGTCCGGTAGGTCCGGTCGGCCCAGTAGGTCCCGTAGGACCTTGACTTCCAGTAGGACCTTGTGGCCCAGTAGGTCCTGTAGGCCCTGCCGGAATCGTGAAGGCAAATACTTTAGCATTATCCGGGCCGCTTGTTGCTACTGCTAAAGGGCCTGTAGTTATGGTAGGTGTACCAACACCTGCTGATGCACCCGCCGGTCCTGTTGGGCCTGTAGAACCTGTAGAACCTGTTGCGCCCGCCGGACCTGTTGGACCTGTTGGGCCGGTAGGTCCTGTCGGACCAGTAGAACCCGGTGGGATTGTAAATGCAAAGACCTTTGCTGTGTCCGGCCCACTAGAGCCGATTGCTAATGGACCACTAGATACTGTCGGTGTCCCAAAACCTGCTGCGACTCCGGTAGGTCCTGTATTACCTGTAGTACCTTGAGGCCCTGTAGGTCCGGTTGGTCCTTGACTACCTGTGCTACCTGTTGGTCCCGGTGGACCTGCTGCGCCTGTGCTACCTGTTGGCCCTGTAGGCCCTTGAGGCCCTGTTCCACCTTGAGGTCCTGTTGGTCCATCCGGCCCATCCGGTCCTGTTGGCCCTGTATTTCCAATAGGTCCTTGACTGCCCGTTGGTCCCTGTGGTCCAGTAGGGCCTGTAGGACCGGCAGGTCCGGTATCTCCTTTATCACCCGTTCTTGCGAATGTGACTAAAATATCTTCCCCCGCACTAAAAGGTGATGTAGCAGAAGAGTCTATACCACTTACTGTTATATCAAAATAACCTGTTTGTTCAGTTAGTGAAGAAATAGTGAATATTATAAATTGTGAAGCGTCTAGTAAATTACTTATCTTTACATGACCTTTTATTGTAGAAGTAGAATCGTCTATTGTTCTCATAAAAGATTGAATATCGCTACCGTCTAAATCGCTATCATCAATAACAATATGTGTAGCGGCATTTTGTGTAGCACTATTTAATCTTAGTTTACCTGCGCCGGGGTCTGCTATACCATTAGCAGCATCGAAATCATACTTAAATGAAGCCCCACCAAAATTACCATCCGGTCCTGTCGGACCTGTTGGTCCTTGACTACCTGTAGGGCCTGTAGGTCCTGCTACGCCTTGAGGTCCAGTAGGACCTTGAGGCCCTGTTGAACCTGTTGTTCCTTGTGGACCTTGCGGTCCATCCGGTCCTGTAGGGCCTTGTGAACCTGTAGGTCCTGACGGGCCTGTCGGCCCTGCTACTGTAGAATCTGCACCAGTTGGCCCTGTTGGTCCTGTCGGACCTGTTGGTCCTGTACTACCACTTGGACCTTGAGAACCTGTGCTTCCGGTTGGGCCTTGAGGACCTGTTGGTCCTGTACCACCTGTCGGTCCTTGTGAACCTATTTGACCTGCCTGACCAAAGTTTACTACATACTTTGTGTTGTTTGTTAGAACGTCTGTTTGACTAGCGGTTGAAGGGCTTACCCCTAGTGTATACCACCCGGTGTTATCTGTAACAGTATTAACTATAAAGTTAGCAAACTCTTCTACATCTCCGCCTCGATGTTGTATTTGTAATAGACCTTTTCTAGTGTTATTAGATAAACCTACAAAACTAAACCAATCATCTTGATTTACAGCATTAGCATCTTCTTCATCAATATAGATTTCAGTAATGTTAGCGAATGTACCATTATCAAATCTCATAAACCCTGAACCGGGGTCTGATTCTGTTGTAGTCGTACTAAACTTCCAAACTAAACCTACCCTACTACCTGCCGGACCTATAGGACCGCCCGGACCTAAAGGTACTGTAAACTCAAACACTTTTGCTGTGTCGGGTCCACTTACTGCTACCGCTAAAGCACCTGTTGTAATAGTTGGTGTTCCTACACCTGCTGCCGCACCTGTTGAACCCGTATTACCTTGTATTCCCTGTGGACCTTGAGAACCTGTACTACCAGTAGAACCCGTAGGACCTGTGGGTCCCGCAGGACCTTGTGAGCCTGTCGGCCCTGTAGGACCTGTATTTCCTTGAATACCTTGAATACCTTGAATACCTTGTGGACCTGTCGGTCCTGTAGCATTATTTTGATATGCAATCCAAGTATCTTGTGTAGCACTATGTCTTAAATATACTTTTTGATTTTGTGTTAAGGTAAATGTACCGCTAGTACCCGGATTACTAACCCCTTGACCTACAAGAGAAACTACTGTACCGTCATCAGTAGCAATAGTAATATTACCACTACCTTCGTTCATAATTTGTAATTCACTTAATCCTACTGGAAAAGGGACAGAAGAGTATGGGGGTAATTTATATGTATATGTAGAAGAGTTAGTATGTATAATCAAACGTGCTTCGTCTGCTCTAACGAATGTATAATCAGCGTTTTTTGTTTCTAGTGGCCTAACGTCTGCCGACCTACCACCTGCTGTAGCACCATCACCAATAAAAACACCATTAGCGGCTGAACCTGTATTTGTATCTAGGAATATTTGTTCTTTAGTAGGGGTAACTCCTGCCCTTTGGGTAGTGGTAGCAGTAAAAAGATTTTTATTACCTGTTAGTGCCATATACTTTCCCTCTTTTATTGTTTAATAATTATATCACTAATGCGCCCATGATAATGATACCACTATCATTATTTGTTACAACCAAGTCTCCTATATCAAGTGTTCCCCCGCCGCCGCTTTCTCCACCTGTGTTAGTAGCCCAAACAGGACTGCCGCTACTTATAGTAAGTACCGTTCCTTCTGAACCTGCGGCTAAGATTGCCATATCATCGTGTCCCTGCCCCACTAATATTGCATCTTTAGTAATAAACTCTCTTCCTGTACCCCCCTCTACGACAGAAGTTGAGGGTGGTGTATTTCTACTACGGTAAATACCATCAGACACTTGAGAAAAGTTCCAATCTCCTTTTACGGTAGGTCTTTTTACCGTGTGTATATCGGCACTTTGTTTTGATTGTGAATAAGGGCCGTATAATGTACCATCAGTTTCTATAACTAATTCATTACACGTTAGTGTACGACCATCAGATATAATCCAATCGTGTGTAGATGCCTCAATAACTACTTTGTTATATTTGACGTTAAACTTTTTTGTTGTAGAATTACCGTAGGTTGTATCTCCGTTTACAGGTAAAACTTGGTTACTAGAAGTAGCGGTATAATGTACAGTAGTATTACCCCAATTATATTCTTCATGTGCTATGCTAATAGTACCCTGTAACTTAAATATTTTTGATAAATCGTCTGTATCAATTGTTTTAGGACTTACTTTTACGGTAGAAGGAACAACAAAATTACCAATATCTACCGAACCGTACGTATTCCATACTGCACCTGTTCTTGTATATATGTGTTCGGGACTAAATATGGCACTACCGGATGCAGTAGTCAATGTAACTTTAGGATATTTACCGTCTGTTAAAGTCATTACACCACCGGAAGGTAATGTAAATGTTATTATACTATCAGAATCCGGCTCTCCGTTTTGACCTGTCCATATACTTGTGTTTGCTTCATACTGTATGTAAAGTCTATTATTTGTTTGAGTAGCGGCACTATCACCTATAGGAAAAGGTGGTGTACCTGTGAAAATCCATGTAGTACCTGTGTTATCCTTTACACAATCTTCTACTTGTATTATTAACCCCGCTTCAAAATATAAAGTAGAACCGCTACAATTAAAAGTCCTATTACCCGTAAATGTAGAATCTATTGTGACAAGATTCAAATAACGTGTATTAACACCAAAGGCTATTTCTTGTTGGGCTACTGATGTAAAGTAAAGAATATCGTCATTTCCTGTTTGTAGCCAATCAGCCGGAAGGCTACTTGCTAGTGAAGTACCATTTGAAGTTGTGGACCAATTATTAGCAACCATAGGGTCACTAGATGACGCACCAACCCACCAATAATCTGTCATATTTTACCCTCTTTAATCGTGATAAAGAGAGCCGGACAATTGCGAGCCGGTTGTTGTTCCCCCGACTCTTGATGCTGTTGTTCCCGATTTAAACGCACTACCACCCTTCTCTTCTATCGCTGCTAAAGCGTCTTGTGCTGATTTCTCAAAAGACGCTAATTGTTTATTATATCGAATGTCAGATGTACCTTGTTCTTTTTCGGGAAATACAGCAGGTATAGTATCTATTAATACTCTTAGACAATCTACACAAACTAAAAACTTTACTGCACTTTCTTTTAAGGTATCAGTAGGTGCGCCTGTAGCATCTACACCAAAGTATTCTGCTACTCTTGCTTTTTTGTTTACTTCTGCTGTACGAATAGTAATATATTCTGTGATTGTACCATTGTTTAGACCTCTAGGTCTATTAAGTAAATCTCTAATATTATCCGTTGTTACTGCCATCTCCGAACCTCTCCCTATAATCTAACGGTACGTCAAGCACTATATTGTTTGATGAAGGTTTGGTTGCTCGACCTAATACTACTACAAGTTTAGTAGCAATAATTTTTTGAGCCATTTCGCTATTTGGAATCCAATAAGGCTTCTTTGCACTTCTACTTAACAAAGACATAGGATGATTAGCGTATCTTCTACCACCGTTTTTATGCGCCCTTACTAACCATCCGGGTCCGGGCAAATAATTATCTAATCTAAATTGCATATCTTCTATATTACCACTTTCAGGTAATGGAATACCCGCTTCTTTCAAAGCAGATGCAAGTTTAGCCTTAGAAGGTTTCTTTGGCTTCGCCTTAGCGGCTTTTTTATCACTCATTCATTCACCTTTTAGTCTCAAGGGTTAGAATATCCAAGTACGAATACATGGACTGCGGGTGCTGTATCATCAGATGATGTAGATGTTACTTTGAGAGTACCACCTGCACTAATCTTGTAGTATGAATCATCTATTTCTCCACACCTTACAACATCTTTATCACCTGCTGTTCCTGTGACAAAGGCATCAGTAATAGCGTCAGTACCGTTAAGCACTTGTAGGCTGTTAGCGTTTGCGCCGCCATCTGCTAAAAGATGACACCATACATCAACAACCTCTAAGTTGCGGTCTACAGTTAGTGAAACGCTTTCTGTTGCGCCACCATCTACTGCTATTTTGTAAAGGATAGGTATAGACCCACCTGTTCCACCATTAGAGACTTGCTTGGTATTAATACCAGTCATTAGGTTTTGGAGTTTACGGTTAATAGGCATTTATTTTAGCCCCCTTAAGCCCTTACGCCTGTAATCTTACAGATACGGTTGTTCTTACCTGCTGCTGCACCATCTTGCATTTCGTGGATAACGCTACCCATGTAAGATGTTAATAGCCAATCAAAACCGACTCCCGGTAGACGTGTTAATTCTGTCTCTTGGAATCCCGGTCCGTTGTATGAGAAAAACTCTGCTGTTTCTGCGCCCGGTATAAGTAGTAGACCATCGTTTACCAATGCGCTACCTGCACCGAAATCTCTTGTGTAGTAAATTGTTAGGTTTGCGATTCTACCCAAGTGTTGTTGTAGAGACTCGACTACGTTTCCGTATAGAGTTGTGTTAAGCATAGCACTTCTTTTGTCAGCAGGTAATACAAGAGCCATTGGCTCGTTACCGCTAACCTTTGCGTTAGCAAAGATTAAGTCCATAGCGTCTAGCAAGTCTTTTTCCTCGTCTGCTGATGCACTACCGAATGTTGAAGTTGCTGCTTGTGATTGTCCGTTACCTGCCATTAACTTTGTTAGGATATGGTTGTCTATAAGGTCTGCACGACCTCTTACTACAGCCATTTGTTGCCTGTCAATGTTCTCAAAGGATTCGCCACGTAGTCTTACTGCATCTAGGAAAGTAACTCTACCCTGTCCTTTCTCAAGTTTAACTGTGTAGTTTGCTGTTCCAATGTTTGTTGGGTCTACTAGAGAAACGTCATCAATTGGGTAAGCGAATGTACCAGTTACTCCGGTGTACCACTTAAACTCTAACCACGGAACGGTTCTTACGCCGACCAAATCTGTTGCTATTGCGATTGTGTTAGACTGTAATTGAATGAAATCTCTTAAAGTCTGTTCTAAAACCGCATCTCCGACAGAGAACGGGCCTGTTGCTGCTTCTACGTTTAATATTTCTTCTAATGTATTGTTTACCATATTATTCACCTCAATTTATTTGCTATATCTAACAAGATACAGGAACGAAATCTCCCGCAGCCAATGCTGCTTCTCCACCAAAGTAATAACCGACAAATACTGCTGAATTAGTTGAATCATCATCAACACAACCGTTTTCGTCTGCTGTTTGTGAAACGTACATTGAAATACCAAACTTAGGTGCTGCAATTGCGTTTGCTAGTTTTAGGTAACAGATACCGTCAAGAGCAACTACTGAAACTGTTCCTGTACCTGCTGCTTCTAATGCTTGGTCTGCATCTCTGCTTGATTCAGCCATTGTGTAAGCGATTGGTGTATCTGTTACACTTGCTGTCATTAGTATTCCACCTGCACCGTACTTAACTAAAAGTCCTTTGCTTGCGAAAGTTTCTGCTATGTCTACTACGTTTACTGGGTCATTTCCTGAATATGCTACCATTTTATCTCATCTCCTTTATTGTGTCGTATGTTGGGGCAACCATTGTTGTGCCTTCTCCAACTGCGAGTGTTTTGTTCCATGCACCGGCCCAAGCGTTCCATGCTTTAGCGTATAGTGCTTCATCATTTTCTACTAATCTACCATTTAGATAGTTAGCAACTTTTTTAGTTGATTCAGAAGCGATTGCTTCTTCGATAGGTTTTTCGACTGATTCAACAGGAGACATTTCTACTTCTGTTGGTGTCGGGTGTGCCTCATTCCATGAAGCAATTAGAGAAGTTAGTGTATCGGATGACAAATCTTCGTGTCCCGACATACCTAATTCTGATGCCTCATCAACAAGAGTTTGACGTGATGCCTCTACTCTTGCTTCTTCTTTTGCCTCAAACTCGCCAACTCTTGAATTGGCTAAAACGAGGGAAGCCTTAAGTGCTTCAATTTCTGCTGCGTAATCTACTGTGTTTTCTTCTTCGGTCATTTTAATCACCTTGTTGTGATTTGAGTCAGATTGTGAATGTCCTATAAAGGTTGCTTCTGTTGCCGTTGCTTCTATTTTTCGTATAGAATCTATTGTAGCCCTTTGATATGCGGGTTTATGTACAATAGCAAGGTGGTCAAACTTAAAATCTTCACCAAATAACATACCATCTTCGGAAGCCTCGACAGGTACGCCGCTACCCCCAATTGACACTCCGTAGTTATCCCTAGACCATAAACCGGACTCTAAAGCATCGAATAATTCTGTTCTTACAACGTGCGCTACATATCTAACTTCATAACCACCTGCTACGGTTTTATGGAATGATGCACCTTTAATATATCCGACTACTGCTTCTTCTACGCCGCCATCCATATTTCTTGTAAAGCCACTACCATGTTCGCTTGCTGCCGGATGATTTAATGTTAGGTCTGCGCCTTTCATTTGTTCTGCTACTAACTTTGCGCCTTCTTCTGTTAAGGCCCATTTGTTTTTATTCATACCTTCGTGGAATGCTACACCTCTTATTTCTATAACGCTTTCTCCGGTAGATGCTTCTACTATTGCTTCTACCTCATCGAAATCTAAATCTAGTGTGACAGAAACTTTTCTGCATTCTCCATCTATCATTTCTTCGCCATATCCGCATTCATTAGCATATTGCTTTTTCTTCATATAACCTGCTTCGTGGTCCTCTTCGTCATGTGCTTCATCTTGGTCTTTGAAAGTATGTCCTTCGTGTGCTTTCATACACTCTTCTTTAGAATATCCTGCTTTTTGACACCTAGACATATATTCTCCGTGTGTTTCAGAATCTTTTGGTGTTGGCTCTGCTGCCTCTACTTCGTCAGCCTGTTTTTTAATAGGAACACAATTAGGCACTTTTCTACCATTTTTTGTTTTCATACCGTATTGTTCATATCCCGACTGGCATGGGTCGTCTGCGTCTTTAGCCTCAACCTCTTCATCATTACATCCACATCCACATGGTGTTCCATCTTCTGCTTCTACCTTTTTTCCACCACGCCATTGTCTACAAGACCAATACCTAGCCTTCCATTTTGGGCCGGGTGTTTTACAGTTATGTCTAGCACGAAACGATTTCCTTCTAGCGGGGTCATCTCTTTTGATTTCCATGTTAGGGTCGCCAAATCTTACGATAACTACTGTACCGCTACCATTTTTAGTATATACTGCAAACTTTTTAGGTCCACCCTTTGTTCTAAAGGGTTTATTGAGAGTTACACTACGGCCTTGATACTCGGCTGCTGAAACATCTTCTTCATTCCATTCTTCGTATGCTACTACTTCGCCACTACAACCGCATCCACACGACATGGTTTTCCAATTTAGGGTTTGTCTTATTAATCTATTCTAGTATGCCTGATTGTTTTAGGCTTTCTATCAAATCTTTATACAATGAGTAATCAGATAAAGTACATATCGGTTCTATGTGGTTATCACCTATACTATAATTAACGTATGCTTTGGGACTTACATATACTTTAAAGTCCTCACTAACATAAGTGTAGTTATCTTCTACTCTTACAATAATATAGAATGGCTCTTTTTCCACTATTTCTCCGGTAATACTACTACAGGAAATCATATTAGGGTCATAGAAAGGACTTGTTTCATACGCAGGTGCAGCAAAAGGTACAAGAAAAATACACATCATACATATAGCGATAACCTTTTCTATTACTTCGTCTTTGTGCATTAGCCCCACTTTTCCGTGTCAAGGGCCATAAAAGCAATAGCGATAAATAATAAGATACAACAAACTTCGTTAAGTGTCATAACACTAGGTTATATTAGTGTTTTATGATTATTTACTTTTTGCCGCCTTTAGTAATTTGAAATGCTTCCATATCTAAAGTATGTTTTTGTTGCATGGCTTCCATATCCAAATCGTGTTGTAGTTTTAATTCTTCTAGTTTACGAGTGTGGTTTTTAGATGCGTTAGTAGATTCTACGTCAGCAGAAAGTCTGTCCGGTAATACTGCAATTTTAGCACTTTCTTTACCCTTAAATAAATCTAGTACACTTGTTATAATAAGAAGTGCCGGACCACCTAATAGACCAATAACTGTAAGTTGTGAGTCTGATATATCACGTTGTTCTACAACGCTGTAATAAGAAGCAGCCGCAGCGATTATAACCCACGCCATAACAACACCCATACCAAAAGTTAGCATAAGTGTTTCGTTGGGATTTGACATTTTTGGGCTACTCATGCCCTTTCGTTGTTCGGGGTGTCTTTTAAGTATTATTGCTGTAACACCACCTAAACCCGCTAAAACAAGGCTATATACCGCAAATTGTAATTCCGGTATCATATATCTTCCTCACTAGGTGCGCTATCTTGTTCATTCTCTCTAGGTAAACTTCCTACATTTGAAGGTTGTTCGACCTCTTTCCTTTCATCACCTTCTTTGCCTATTTCCGGTAAGTTTAGAATATCAAGGGATTGATTAAGCGTAAGTAGGCCACCATCATAACCCATTGTGACTCTTTGCATAACATTTAGTGGAGACTCCATATCCATAGCGTCAAACTTGATAGTAGGCAAATCTTGTCGTCTATATGTTATACCTAATAGGTCTAAGTGCATCATAAATAGTTGCATAGCAGACTCCGCTAGTATTTTGTGCATACGGCTAATCGCTTGTACGGCCCAAAGGTTAGCATTGAATGTTGCTGCGAATGTAGAACCACGTTCTTGACCTGCTGCTACTCTTGGTACTTGTAGTACGGCTGCAATATCAGCATTTATACTATCTAGGAAATCCGCACTATTAGGCATTGTATTACCTAAATCTACGTGATGTAGATTAACGTAATGCGGCAGTACAGGTATTTGGTCGCCCCTTAGACCGGAGAATAAACTAATTACCTCATCCATAATAAATGACAACCTTTGTGATTGTTCAACAGGGTCTTGTATATGTTCAATAGCAGATTGGTCTATTGTAATGTATTGTTTTGTCATAGCATCTTCTAAAGATATACGGTTATTCATACTGTTGTATTTCATGCGTATTGCTTGCTTTAGTGCCGAGAAACGTGATGCACCCCATATACCATAAGTTTTTCTGCCTTTGTTATCTGTAAACCAATTAGAACGGAAATCAACCTTTATGTGTAATATTTCTTTTGCGGATATAGCAACTTCATACGGGGATGTTTCACGCATAATATATGTTCTTGGGTTAATTATAGGGTTATCTTCGTCAGCAACGAAATAAGAACCTACACCACCTCTTTCATCAACAATAGTTATTTGTTTGATAGGAAGGCTTTGTAGACCTGTTACTCCTATACCTTGTTTACCTACTATTTTGTTAATGTCATTACCGTAAACCATCATATTACGCATAGAGTTAATCATAATGTCGTCAAAGTCAAGAGTATCTTCTACAAGACTCTGTATGGCATTTCGTATCTGTGCATTTTTACCTTTAGAATAATTAATTTCATAATTGTTAGCCGTAAGTGATACAGCACGAACCGCACCATTTAATTCTGGGTCTAACTTCAGCATAAGGTCATACAAATCAAACTCATTGTCAAACTTACTATCTTGTCTTAGTTTTTCGGTATCTCTGACAATATCCGGTATTCCTGCAATCGCTGAAAACTTTTCGTTAGTTGATAACGCTATTCTCTTCGGTTCTACGGGTTTTTCTGCACTTCCGGTTAATCTTTGCCACAAACTTCGCTCGGCCATATAATTACGAGGATTAGGTCGTTTTATAACACTTTTTGATGTTTTTCTTAATTTTTTTTATTTTTTCAATATATTACAAAATTAATAAAACGCTGTACTGCGCTAATTCTTTCTATTTATTTTATTTCTTCTATAGTATGGATGAAGTTAATAACTAAAAGAGTAATAGATAGACAGGGCCGCCGCCTACCCATACTAAAGAAAGAATAAATTAATTCAGATATAGGCTTTCGGTAAGGCGTTTTTTTAATTTTGTTAAATGCTAAATCAATAAAATAAATAAGTATTATAAGACGATATGAGCAGGACAGTACAATGGGAAGGTATCAAGGGGGCTACGACCTCATAGAAAAATACGCCAATGATAGGACTTTTAGGAATAATTCCGACTTTGCTCGGTTTTTGCACGAAGTTGAGCCACAATGCTCGATAAACAGTTGGAGATGTAGAATACAACGGTGGGTCAAGCAAGGAAATGATTATAGACAAGTGGAAACAACCGAATTATCTGTAAATAAGATAAGAGTTTACTATGATAAAGCAAATGACACTTATTTGACGGTGTTAGATGCACTAGGTGGTGAAATGGTTGCTATTGATGGTGATAAACATAGAAACATGAAAAAAGATTATTCAGATGACGGTAATGGTTTGTCTGCAACAGATTTGGCTAGAAAATACGGAATACCTACGGGTTGGATTAAAGAATACATAAGAGTCAATGAATGGAATCACGGTATGGACATTTTTACCGATGAAGAAGTTATGACAAAGACTACTGATGATTTGGTAAATGAAACTCTTGCTGTTAGACGTATGCAAGTAGCAGAAAAGGTAGAAAGTAAGCGTTGGGCTGAAATAGAAAAAGACGCTAACGCATATAGGGCTTTTAGCGATACAATTCTTAATGAGTTTCTTACTTTAATCCCAAAAGTAAAAACAACTACGAAAAACAGAATCAAGATGACGGAAAACGGTAATTACGCTGTAGTAATTTCTCCTACTGACTTACATTATGGTAAATATGGTTGGAAAGATGAAGTCGGTGAGGAATATGACCTTGACGAAGCACGTTCAAGACTTATTGACCGCACAAACAATTTAATTTCAAGATTGCCAAGTAGACCCGACAAGGTTATTGTGACTGCGGGTTCTGATTGGTTTCATGTTGATAATGACGCAGGTACTACTACGAGAGGAACACCACAAGATATGGCGGCTACTCCTGCACAAATACTTATGGGTGGTTGTGAGTTAGCAAGAGAGCATATTGAAATGCTTCGTGCTGTTTCTCCTGTACAAGTAGTATTTATGTGCGGTAATCACGACAGGCATAGTAATTTTGCCTTGATGATGTATTTATCTGCACTTTATGAAAATGTAGATGACGTAGAAGTAATAGTTAGTCCTTATCCTCGACAGTATATAAAATACGGAAACTCTTTACTAGGTTTTACTCATGGTGATGGAGTTAGGGGTAATGACTTACCTGCACTTATGGCTACAGAAGAAAGACAGGCTTGGGGAGAAAGAGAACACCATTATTGGTTTCACGGACACCTACACCACATGAGATTAACAGAAAAAGCAGGATGTACGGTAATTCAATTACCTAGTCTAGCCGGACACGATAGATACCACGCTAGAAAAGGATATGTTCTTGCTAGAGCAGGTATTTGCGCCCATATTGTAGATAAAGAATTGGGATTAGTAGGTAATTTGTTTTCTCCGGTGGTGCATGAGTAATGTGGGTTTCAGCCAAATGCTACACTTGTGGTTGGGCTACTAACAGAATGATGAAAACAAAAGCGTTAAGAGGTATATGTCCACATTGTAATAAAAAAGATTTACACCCGAAGTGATTATATGGCTACATTCAATACTAATTTTTCTATGGAACGTAGTCGTAATGACGTAGAGTATTTCTACAAATGGCTAGGTTATACTTGGGGCGACCATATAGGACAATGGATGGATATGTACGGAGATAATCACGACAATTCTTCTGTACATCGTGTTTGTGTTATTGCACCGAGGGACCATAGTAAATCAACTACTTTAAGGGTAAAACTACTACACATGGCACTTTTTGAACAATGGCGTAATAAACCTTTTACTTGTTGGTTATTTTCTGCTAGTAAAGACCTTGCAGTTAGAAGGCTAGAAGAGATAAGGGAAGATATGAAAAGACATCCCCAATTATCTAGGTATCTCGACCCTAAGAGGGGCAACAAACTTGAAATACGTTTTACTAACGGTGCATGGATTCGTGCTACTTCTGTTGGTGCGGCTATTCGTGGAGAACACCCTGCGGCTATTGCATTTGATGACGTACTTGATGATATGGGGGATATGAATTGGAATAACATAGCACAATGGTTTAGAAAGAAGATTACCCCTATGTTGAGTCCCGGTACAGCGATTTTCGTAGTAGGTACACCTATGAGTATGAATGATTTGTACCATACAGAAATGCTAGAGAATAAAACATGGAAATCGGGTACATGGTCTGCTATCCCTAATTGGGATGAACATAAAGCCGACCCACTAAATATTAAACCTGTAGAGTTATGGGCTGAATATAGACCTATTAAGTTTTTACTAGAACAAAAAGAGGCTATGGGTGAATTATCCTTTGTACAGGAATATTTGTGTAAAGTAGTAGATGACGAGGCTAGTGTGTTTCCTAGAATGTTGATTAGAAAAAATATGGATATGGATGCTATATTACAGACTGATAAGATGGATGGTTACAGATATGTTATAGGGTTCGACCCTGCACA